CAGCCGTCGTGTGATTGGCGATACCAACATCCACGCCCACCACATATTTACTACTAAACTCAGCGAGTTCAGTAGGTATCTCCACCGCCCAGTTGAACATCACACGGTTTCGGGCATCAATACTGATCGTGGGTGCAATAATCTTTACACCGGGTTCACAGAATCGTTGTGGTGAAACGAATTCAAAGGTCACCCACCGTTTGTTCACCACCATGTCGAGCTCAATGATTGATCTATTAATTCTGACAGCGTGGTATTGTTTGTTAGTGACGCTGAGCGCGAGGCGCGGTTTCAAGAAATCAGGCTTATTGGGATTAGCGGTGTGTTTAAACCCTGTAGAAACATGTTTATCAGCTTTCCCGATGTGCGCTTTACGGCGCTCTCTCCATGACCGCAGCATTATCACAGCGTATTCCTGGATCATAAACTCAAATCTGCTGCGGCCAGTGCCCCGACCAGGAACCGAGAACCGTATACCCATCCTACGGCCTGCAACTGCAGGTTTCAGTCCGTCATGTTCAGGTAATTTCTCCAGGTTTTCTAAGGTAATGTGTTTAAACGCTTCTGTGGCACATAGTTCGGCATCTGCTCGTATTTCTTCCAGAATATTGCTGAGGTCGAGACCGGTGCCGGTTTTCGTCTCACGGCAAGCGAAAGGACGCAACGAGATGGTGCGTGTCACACTACTCATATAAGCGCCCTTTCTGTAATCCTAACTCTTAGTATGTTGGGTCTATGCAGCGTATACCAATATTCTAGCACACAACAGTAGAAAGGCTAGTTGGATTTCGAAATTGGGCTCTTATATTGTTTCACATAATTGTTAAGAGGTTCAATTCGATCCCCAACTTCGTTAATGAAGTTCGCGCCAGTAGCAACCAGCATCGGCAGGGTGGCCGCCTGTTCCGCACCCCAGAACCGTTTCCTATCCCCCAACATGCCCTCAAGGAATAGGGCAGCCTGCTCGTCTCGGCGGCACATGGTCACCACATCATTCTTACCGAACAACTCACCGAGCGCTTTCACCTGCGCCCGCACACCCTCTTTAGTGGTGTCCGTCACAACAATATGGAAACTGCCCTCAAACCAAGGAGCGGGGCGGTAGGTGACGTACTGGTCGGCGCGGTCCACTTCATCCATGTGCTCCAGCAGCTTCTCCTCAAACCCTTCCACATGCTGGTCGTAATCGTCGGTGGAAGCAGCTATAGCGGCGTTCTTCACCTGGTCTTTAGTGCGTTTCTTCTCAGCTTGTAGCGCACGACGAACATCCTCAACAGGGTACAGGGTGAAACGTGAGAAGAATGAGGCGTTAGAATCCACTGAATCAAGGAGTTGAACATAGGTCATGGATTCTGGTAGACTCATGTCTTTAGAGGTTTTCAGCAGCGTCATAGTGCTGCGCCAGCCCTCATGAACCTGGTTATTAATGATCTGCTCGAACCGCAGACAGTCACGGGCGGTATTATCAATCACATGAGAGAATTCTTCCACCAAATCGGCGGCAGTCATGCGGTTACCATGATCCACGCTCAGGGCCGGAACCGGCATAGCCGGGTAGAACATGCTCTTCTGGACGTACAGAAGCTCCGCAGACGAGACACGCTCAGCCCCCAAGGCACTCCTGCTGATAGTGTCAAAGATAGCCTTCTCACGTTCGTGCGCCAGGTTATCTTCTTCTTCAGTAAGGATGATGTCACGGGAGCGTGAGAGCTTATTAACAACAGATTTGAACCCAGCGATCACGTTTTTCACCCACACCCTGACCGCGTTGCCGTCCAAATCAACATCAATTTCGTGGCGGTTACCGATTTTCACGCCGAAATAAGTGTGCCGCTCACTGAACTCGGCATTCTTGAGCATATGAGCCTGAGCCGTCATCCATTCACGGTAACCTTCCTTGTCATTGGATTTGTTATACGATTGCCGCAGCCACGCCTGAACATCCAAAGGGGTGGGGTGCGAAAGGATCATACACTCCAGCGGTTTAGTGCGGGCACCCATCAGTGTCGAGTACGCTGTTGTGATAGTGTTAACAACATTGAGTTTACCGCCGTCCTCCAACCAATCGTAGGCTTGAGGGCCGAGCCGGTACCAGGCTATCTGCTCCTCGTCGTTAAAAAAAATGTTGTCGGATACATCACGTAACAACATGTTCAGACGTCGGCCCTTGACAGTGGGGGTCCTGGGCTTATCTGTAGTTTTCCGAAGGGTCACGCTTCTCCAATCAAAAAAGTTTACCGTTGGTGTACTCATATCGCCCAAGAAAAAAGGGTTAGACCAACTGTGCGTGCTGATCTAACCCGTTTTGGTGGCTTAGGCGTTTATACGTGCGCAGGGCTGGGTGTTCTTGGAACAGTATCAATCCCGGCACCTGGTAGCACTACCGAGAAACTAACTTCGCCCGCCAAGTTCTCACCGGCTTGCTTAGCTTTCGCTCCGCCATTCGCAGTGAAGGTAAGCATCCAGCCAGCAACCCCCAAGAAGAGGACACCAGCGACAAGGCCGACGATACCAGCAATCGGGGATTTGCTCACGAACTTGTACATCGAGACACCAAGCGCAGCAAGGCCGAACAAAACCATGAGCGTGATTGTCCAACCATTCGCGAACTTGCTCATGTCCATCGCCGCCAGGGGGATTACACCTGCCGGCAGAATATGTGAAAGCATGATAAAAAACTCCTAAGAGAAGAGGTAGAGAAATAAACAGCCTAGTATATCTACTTCTTTACATGTTGATTATTTATTTTTATAGTCGTTCAAGGCGTCAGCGTCCGGGGTGTAGACCTCTGGTGTCATCTTAGAAATCTGGTACTTCCCGTCAGCCTGTTTCACCATTGTTAGGATGTATGTTGATTGGTACGTGATACGCGGCTGTGTCGCCTGATCGGAGGCGGCAGATTCGATAGCGTCTACCCAATCAACTGTTGTTTTCACAATCAGAACATCATCATTGCTGCTGCCCTCTGGCAGGTATGCCTCAATGTTGATACCGCCCTTATTTGAGGTAGTGTTGCCGAATGTGAACTTGCCGCGCATACCTGTTTTCAAACTAGCATCAGCGTTAGCGGTAACATACTGCTGTAGGCTCGTATAATCTTCCGGGGAAGAAGTAGCGTAAGCCTTCATGAAGTTAGTCACAGTGCCTTGTACTTTGTTCGTGGCAGTGTTATCAAGCTTCCCTAGTTCTTTAGCCTTCGGGACATTACCAGATGGGATGACGTTGGTGGAGGGCATGAGTGTTGGTGTCCCGGCGATAGCGAAACCATTGGTTTTCTCGTCCCAGAAAACGTTCACACGGAATGACACCCATTTACCTTCATCCATTTTTTCGGTGGCGTTTTTCTCCTTGAGGGTGTTAGCGTCTTGCTTGGTGATGGAGGGCCTAACGTAAGCAGTCACCAGGAACGACCCGGAATTATCGCCGAGAGATACACCGTCGTCAGCTTTAGCGCTCACAATATCGTATTGCGTGATCTGCCCCGAGTGGGAGCGTCCACTAGAGTTACCGGGGTTTTTCTCGTCACTGCCGGTGGTGTAATAATTCAGCAGCTTATTTGAATCTTCGTCAGCGTTAATGCGCACATAGGAAGAAACATAGTTCTCAGCAAAGATTTTCGCGCGGGAGGCCGGGAATTTGGTTTTGTTCACGGCCTGCTGGGCGATAGCTTTAATTTCCGCCTGGTCCGGGATGTGTTTCGGCACAACGGTCTGGTAGATTGCTAACCCAAGGATAGAGACCATGATAACAACCACGCCTGTCCTGATACGGTTTTCACGTTTGGCCAGGTTACGGCGCGCGTCAAAGTCCTTGGTGCTGACGGTTTTCTTCCGTTTTGATTTACGGTCGGAATCAAAGGGTTTCAGGGTTCCCTTTTCGACATCAATCTCATACGAGTAGGACGGGTCTTCACCTGGGGCACGGTACGCAGCATACGGGTCATCAAACCCGGCGTCTGCGTCGTCGGTGGTTTCTTTTGTGAGACTGGCAACATATTCGTCGTTATCGTATTGCGCCTGTAACGCCTTCTCGGCATCTGTTAGGTTGTTAGAATTTTTACTTTTTTTTGGGATTGCCATTGTGCCTCACTTACTGTTCTTTCCTTGGCCCCAGGTTGTTTTGAGACCATATATCAGAGATACTGCCAGAACGTTTTACGGGTTTTTTCGGCGCCCGACGAGACGCGGGTGGCCCCGGCGGCGGGGGTGTTTTCTTCTTGTGTGGCCCGTCAAATTGTGCGTACAGTTTTGAGACAGCCTCACCCAGGCGGTTATCCCCATCGGTTTCGAAAAACACGTGTTCCGGAACTTTTTCAGTATGCTGGGCGGCCGGTTTACCAGTGTCACGTAGCGACCGGCGTTTCACCTGAATTGGGGCACCAGCGGGACCCTGCGACGGCTCAGAGTGTGCCTCTGCCGCAGGCGGGGCGGGCGGTGAGACCGGGACGGCAGACAACGATACGCCCCCAAAGGACTCTAGCGGCTCAACCGTAGGCACCGGCACTGTGCCAGTCTTCTCCAGCCAGGGCTTCCGCACACCCACAGGCTCCTTACTGGTGTGGTACTTATCGAGAACATCCTGCGGCACCACAACCTGAACCCTGTTCACCTGCGCTGCGGGCGCGCCTTTCTGCCGGTTCTCCCCGCTCTTCTTGATCACAACAGCGGTGGACCGCCAATTATTGTACGGTGCTGGTGATTCAAGGCTCATGAACTCCTGGGGTGCGATCACCGGCTTCTCGACCACCTTCTGGGTGATACGCGAGTTACGCCGGTCGTCCCAGTTGATACTGAACCAGATACGGTGCCCTTCTTTCGTGTTGTAGTACTCCACTGCTTCCTGGGTGCCTACGAGACGAGATAGAGTCTCTGCTGTTGTCTGCGAAGAGCCCGAGAAGATCACAAAGTTACCGAGTGTGTCCAGCAGCGAGTCAAGGGCCGCTTCACCGTTACGGTCAGCTGAGGTGACCACCTGCTGGATAGATTGCTGGCTCAGGGTGATAGCGATGCTGGAGGCGCGGGCCTTCTCCACGAGCCCGCGAATTGTTTCCGGTGGGAGTACCTGAAACTCGTCAACATACAGTGAAACCTGGTTTTCCATTGAGTCTTCACGCCGCTGCGCCGATAGGGCGGTAATGTTGCCCATAATCAGTGACCCGAAGTATTTCGCGAACTCGCGCTCGGAGTCGGAGTTCAAGCCGAAGAGGATCACGGGCGGGTTCTCTTCATCACGGGTGAGCTTGAACAGGTCAATGAACCTCTCGGACGGGTTTTTAGGTTTCTTGATCCACTGCCCGAATTCTGAGATGAGGATGGTGTTCAAATCGGATTTCAGGTTCTCTAAAGCGTGGCCTTTAATGGAGTTACGGGTCTTGCTCTCCTCGTTGATGCGTCTGACCGAATGGTAAATTTCTTTACCTTCACACGCATCTTCCAAGATAATCATGTTGTTCAAAGCATCATAGATTTTACGGATTTCTCCCTCATCGGTTGTGATGCCCTTCGCACGGTCAGGGTTCATGTTCTCTAACGCCTGGAGCACCACCAGCAGGATTTCACGGGCAGCGTTCTTATACACCTCTGAGGCCGTGTCGTAGCTGCGCATATTCAGGATCATGTCAGCCTTCTCGGTGATACCAAGACCATAGAGCGGGTCAAAGTATGCGTGACCTGCCGGGTTGTTCTGTATATTGTATTTCTCGTCAGTGCCGTGCTCAAAATGGTAGAATTTCCGGCCGTTCTCGTGCGCCCACTTCGCCAGGTGCTCAGCGAGTTCTTTTGTGGATTTGAAGTCAATAAAAATCGCGGGAACCTTATTGATCGTATCCAGCAGCACCATAAACATCAGCAGAATACTTTTACCGGTACCAGGGGCACCAGTCACCAGCGTATGCTTATTCGCCTCAGCGTAGGTGCGCATCACCGGCTGACCTGTCTCTTCATCGACACCCAACATGATTTCATCAGTTGGTGTCGTGAAGAAAGAACCGTTTTTGATGCGGCGGATCAGGCTCTTGTTTTTGAAGTACGCTACTGGCGAATGAGCGAATTTGAACTTGTACGACCACATTTCTGGGTCATTGACCATCCACGGGCTTTTCGTGAATTTGATAGAGGTGTCCAACGCGAAGAGCCACCCCACGATCCCGCCCACGGCGACACCAGGGACCACCAGCGCCCTATTGAGCCCCGCCCAAGCGGCACCTGGGTTAGACCAGAACACTCGTATGAAGGTGTCCCACGCCTCGGGTATCAGGGCCATGCTCCAGGCACCAAAAATGGCGACGAGAGGTAACACCATACAGAAAATAACCCTGGGCCGCTGCCGGAATTTGCGTAACATCACCTGGTACACGATGATAGTGACAACGGTCACTGTCACACCGAAGCCGAAAAACACCAGAAGCGCCACGATAAGAGCGACCACAAGATTTCTTGCACCCCGAGATTTACCCCTACGTTTCGGTGGGGTTATTTCTTCACCTTCGGTATGGTTCTCTTCCAAATAACTCAAATGGTTTCACCTTCTTCAACGTTCTGCGCCTGCCGGGTGGAGCGGCGCTGTAGTTTAGCGGATGGTACAGGCGCAGGCGGCGGTTCTGGCTCGGACAGATCAAACACCAGGCCCTCCCCGTCGTCGGGGTTCTCCTGCGGCTCGCCGCCGACCTTACTCACTGTTCCTTTTTGTGCCCACGGCAGCGGAGTGTCACCGAGTGCCGTATCAGCTGCCGTCTTCTGTCGTGCGAATCGCTGAAACCGTGTCGTTGAAGCAGGGAATCGTGTGCATGTTTTTATTATAGTGAAGAATGAATTGAACACAGTTCTTTACCTCACGGGTAGTTTTTGTTCTGTGCTAGTTATATCCCGCGCACTCCCCCACCGTTGCGGGCGTAGCATTTTCTGCCATCATGGCACAAAAAAGGGCGGGTACCCCGCCAGGTATACGGCACCCAAGGGAGACACCGACCCACACAATAAACAGCTTCTAACTGGTAACCTTCTCTAACGCGCTCAACGACGAATCCATCTTCAGAACAGCCACATTATGGTTAATCTCCTGCTGCCTCATACGACGGGCTAGTAACGACTGCGCCCGCCCACGAAGATAAGCCGCCCTTTCCTTGACATGCTCCACATCCTGACCCGGCGGGGACGGGCGAAACACCGAACCACCCGTCCCATACACGATGTCAGCACTCAACGGCAGCCGTGAAGCCTCAGGCAGCAACACTCCGTGGGCCGCAGAGATTTCCTCCGCCAAAACCCGCAAATCCTGAGGAACATCACCAGGTGAAACCTCAGCCCGCAGCTCAGGCATAGTACTGAGCATCCTCAAATATGAGGCCAGCATCTTATACAGCGGGTCACGGGCAATCTTATCAGCAAGCACCTTATCCGCCTCACTACCAGCCTCCGGAGCAACCACGGCCGGGTGCGGTTCCGGTCTGGGGGTATCGCCCCGGCGAGTCCGTGCGGCATCACACACCTGTTTTACCGCATCAACATCAACCCTGCCCGTGAGCGCTATCTCCGCAACAGCGGCCCGATACGCCACCATTGACGTAATATTCTTGATTGCTTGTGCGCACTGGGCCACGAAGCTTTCCTGACCGGCCACCGTGGACACATCATGCTGCTCAGCGATCTTACCAATCACGAACGACACCAGCGGAACCTGCCGGGAAGAAACATGCTCTTTCAGCGCCGCAGGCCCATGCTGAACAAACAAGTCTGACGGATCCATCCCCTCCGGCAGCTCCACCACAAAGGACGAAGCAACATTCCCGTACCCAGACTCCAAAACATGCTGGGCGGCCTTCACACCCGCACTATCACCATCAAAACAGAACACGACCCGGCCCGCATCAGTGACGTAGCGGCGCAGCAAATCACCTTGTTCCCTTGTGAAAGCAGTACCCGACGGGGCGAACGTATTCATCAACCCAGCCGCACACAACGACACCACATCGAACTGTCCCTCTGCCACGTAAGCAGTCTGCGTCTCTTGCGCCATCGATCGGGCACGCGCCACATCCCCCGTGTATAGGTTCCGGCGCTTATCAAACACCGGCGTGGCCCGAGAGTTGACATACTTACCGCCCCGGTCGTTCTCATCTAGTTTCCGGCCTGAGAACCCGGTCACCGCCCCGGAGGCAGAGAAAATAGTGAACATGAGACGGTTCCGCCAAAACCCGTAAACCCTGCCGTCTTTGGTGCGGCCGCACACCCCGGAGTCCAGGATGTTCTTCTCACTATGCCCACGGGAACGTAACGCATCCCACAGGGTGGTGAACCCGGCTGGGGCGTACCCGAACACGGGCGCCCGCTGGAGTTTACGGTCAGCGACCATACGTTTTGCCGGGTGCGCGTCATCAAGCTGCCGGTATGAGTACTGAAAAAACGTGTGGGTGTCCTCCAGGACGGCCCGCACACCCTGATAGTCGAAACTAGCGTGCTCGTCGTCCTCTTCTTTGAGGGTGACATTGTATTGTCCCGCGATCACGCGCACTGCTTCAACCACATCCGGGGCAGCACCCATTTTCTGGGCGAAGGTGATAATGTCCCCGGATTCTCGGCACCCGAAGCAGTAATAGGTTTGGGAGGATGGGTACACTGCGAAGGACGGGGTGGAGTCCTGATGGAACGGGCATGGGCCCATGAGCGGGTTACCAGATTTCAGGGGCACCCCAAAAGAGTCAATGTAGTCGGCGATGTCTGCCGATTCCTTGACAGCAATAATGTTTTCTTTTAGGGCGCTCACCTGTCTACCCCTCCCTACCTTTGGTTGCCTATCCGTTTTTACGCGCTGTGGTACGTTTCCACGAGCTGCTTGAGGGCGTCAGGGTTCAGCCCGGCCCAGGCAACACCGTCACCGAACTCTTTCACTCCGGATACACCAGGGACCACGGGCTGGCTCACCACAACAATCGGGGCCGACATGAAACCGTGCCCCAGGAATAGCTGCCGCTCTTCATCCCCGATCGGCTTCTCATCGTATTTCACGTTATCGCGCGTTAGCAGGCGTTTCGTCTGATCGCACTGCGGGCAGTTCGGTTTAGTGTAAATAGTTACATTCATATTGAGTTATTTCTACCTTCTACTATTTAGGCGACTTCACCTAGTATATTGCTACAAATTATTGTTCTCAGTCTCTAAGAACCTGCGATACTGATCCCACAGGTCACCGAGATTCCCACCCAGTGAGACACCAGGATCAGTGGAGGCGTAGGCGACATGCTCGAACGGGGACATGTGACCCGCCTGAAGCAGCCGCTCCCCCAGGCGGATAGAAGCCTGCGTATCGGCAGCGTCCCGGTACGAAATATTAGCAGCCACCGACGAAGACTTCATCAGCAAACCCTGATCCGCCACCATGTCACCGGTGAGCTGGCTCTTCTCCTCCCCCGTGAGGAACGGTGTATGATACTCGGAAACCTCCGGGGTTGAACACCTCAACGCCTCCCGAACAAGCACCGCAAACGCATAAAACGGGATGTACGTGTGCTCAAAATCACAGCGCAGGGTGAAGAAGTTATCCCAATGGGCCGAAGTGAACACCACCTCATGCCACATGAACGGCTCAAGCAGCCGGTTCACATCCTGCTTATGAACGCCAGTAGAAGAAACACCAGGGTTCTTGTAAATATTCGCATAATAATAATCCAGGTTCTCCATCGGCGACAACCCAGGATCGTATTCGGCACCCATCAGCACCCGCAGAAACGCATCAACAGCGATATCACGAGCTGCCAGCCAGTCTTCACGCGCACGCTGGGCAACAGCACTATCCTGAATGAACCGCCCCGACATGCCCGGCGCGTTCTCAGTGAACAACGGCACATACGGGTCCTGGTTCACCCCCTGAACCACAGACTTCACGCTACGCGCCCGTGACGACGCGGAATTCCTAGAAAACACGCGGTGCGTATTAAACTCAGCCAGCACACTACGCGGGAACCGGCCCACCAGCGTCACCAGCCGGTCAGCGTCCGAAACATCCACCTGCGGGTGCTTCGTATCAGCCACCACAGCCGCATAATAACCAGCCAGTGACGGGTCAGCGAAACCAACCCTCACAAACTCTTGCCCAGCAATCAGCGCCTTCTTATATGTGAACGAACTAAAGTCAGGTTCTAATCCAACAGACAAACTAATATTCCTTCCCTTTTCGTCTAGGTGAGTGACACACCCAACGCGAGTGCCGCGTCCGTGATTTTAGCTAACGACGCAGCGAACAGCGGCACCCCAAAGATGAGCGTATACGTCATCCTATTGTACATCATCATGGCCTCAAGTTTATTCATGACCCGGCCATGAGGTTTTGAGGCGTGTTTTTTGTTTCCTACGAGTTTCGCTTTGGTGAGTGCCCCGGCGAAATCGTGCCAGCTGCGGTATTTCTGGGTGAGGTTATGCATCATGGTGACCTCACCCTGTGTGGGGTCGGTGTACTGTAGGATGTCACGCCGGTATTCTTGGGTGCTGGTGCTGCGGATCGCGTCAGAGGCGCAGAACCGTACAGCGCACCAGAGGCCGGTGAGGGTTCGGTTGCCGTGGATGCCGTTGAGTTTCGCCTCGTCGATGATGTTTTCCCAGGTGCCATCCGTGTAGGGTAGGGTGACGGTGCGGGTTTCACGGTCGTAGTAGGCGCACACTGGCGTGTTGTCTTTAGCTGCTGTGGTGCGGGCCTTAGCGAGTTCGGCGGCGGCCTGGTAGTCGCATAGCGCCCGGTTGATGGTGACCAGGGCGCAGGAGCCGTTGTGTGGTTCGCGGTTAACGATAAGGATGTTCGCGTCGAGCAGTATCTTTTTGGCGGCCCAGACTTGTGTACGGGTCAGGCCGGTACATTCCATGATGTGCGGGTAGGAGAACATGACGGGTGCGTCACTGTTTTGTGAGGACCCGTCGAGTGCCCAGAGGACACGTAGGGCGTTCTGGTGTTTCCGGTTACCCTCGGGCACCTGGGTGAGGAGTTGTTCTTTGACGAGGTTGTCGTCGTAGACCACACCGAACTCTTGGGTCGCTGTGGTGAGCCTGGGGTGGTACCCGCGGAGGCGACGGTACGATGCCGGGTGGAGTGCCCCGCCGTAGGATGCGTTTCTTGTCCCGTCGGCGCTGGCGGCACTGATTTGCAGGTCGTGTTTGTTGAAGCTACGCACCTGCGCCGGGGTTCGGATACCAACAGGGCGGCCAGCTTCAAGAGTTTCACAGAGTGCCTTATCGAACATGGCTTGCTTGGTGCCGAGTTTACTGACGGCGACACTGTACTTATCGGCCCCGCCGTTCACGTGGCGTGCGCACTCACCAACCTTAGTGTAGATGCTGATGACATCACGCAGCAGAGCCTTGTAAGGCAGACGCGCCCCGGTAGTGGTGTCATAGTCCAGGCCCAGGGTCATGGTGAGCGCCAGGAATTCTGAGAGCCGCAGGTACTTCGCCATGTACTGGCCCAAGACGTACCGGGCATTGGAGTATGTGGGCTGAACACCGTTAGGGCCTAGTGTTTCTGGCCTGTCCCCGGTAGGGATGTACCTGTGTGATTTGGCACGGATTTTCACGTCACGCGCAGCCCGGTCAATGCGTTTACCGGTTTTACTGGTTGCGAGCACGACGGGGATCGTGTCGTGCTGGACGTAGGAATTACTCAGGAACTCTGCCACACCCGACTCGGCGAGCGCCTGCTCCAGCAGGGTGTCAGCCAGGTATGAGCCGTCTACACCGCGTACCGGAGTGTAGCTGTAGTGTACTTTAGTGTGGGTGGTGTACCGTGTCCTGCCGTGGGGCACGGCCAGGCATGATGAGTGCGGGTAGTTCTGGGTGCTTCGGGTGGCTACGAGTGGTTCCCGCCGGTATTCCGCCAGGGTGATAGTGCGGTGGGTTTGGCCGTTGTTTTTGAGCCGCTGATTGTACTGGGCTACTTCTCGGGTGTCTCCCCCGCAGTCCACGAGCATGGGTAGGTAGGTGCCGCATACTTCGCCACGGACTTCCTGACCCTTGGTGGTTTTCACGATGGGTGCCACACCGTAGACGGTGAAGTTTTTCCGCTGATAGGTGCGGTAATGGTTAGTGCTCTGAAAGTTCGCGGTCATGGAACGGAAGATGCCACCCCAGAGGGCTTCTCCGCTGCGGCGCTTGTAGGTGAAGGACTGGTTGCGGTTCTGGGTCTTGGCGGAGCTGCTGTCATGGTTGAACCCGGAGGTGTACCCGAACCTGAGGCTGGGCCAAGCAAGGAGCGGGTTGCTGATGCCGTAGAGCTTTTCGGTGCGCTCAATTTCTGCCAGGAGCATGTCGTGGGCATCTTGGCCGAACTCGGCGAACGTGCTAGTGAGGACGTCGTGCTCGAACCCGCTGCGAGCATCACTAGCGTATGTTGCTTCGTATTTCGCGGATGCGTCGTACCGCACATCGCTGCCGGTGGTGGGGATGCTGGCGAGGATGCTTTCTAGTTCCTCATCTGGGGCGTGGTTTTTCTTGCGGTGCCGGGTGCGGGCTGCTGTTTTTTTCTCGCTGTGACAGATCGTGCCGGGCTTCTGGCCGGTGGCTACAAGGTGTTCAATAGCGGAGGTGGTGTATTCGGTGGATTCCCAGAGTTTACGCTGCTGCCCGGTCATGGTGTCGGTGGTCCCGCCCAGCCAGATCATGGCGAATCGCTTCAAGTTCTCCCGGCCCACGGTGGGGAAAACAATGTCAGCGAGCGGGGTGGTTGCTGCGTGCGGGTCACGGCAGGTGATGGTGTAGTGCCCGTCTTTTTCGGGTGCCGTGTTTTTGAGTTCGGTGATGCGGGCGCGGGCTTGGTGTTTCTTGGTGTCGGTCGCGTCAGGGTGGTTGTATTCTGCGGAGCATTTTTTGATTTCGGCCCGCTGGTTGTTGATGGTGGACCCTGCGGTCACGGCGTAGTTGAGGGTGGAGCCGTTGCGGATGTCGAAGTTCAGGTGGAAGTCGTCGGCGCAGACCCGCTGGTATTCTTCTTCGGTGAGTTCACCGGTGGTGGTGAAGGGTTCGAGGACTTTCAGGTAGGCTTCTTTGTGGCTGTCTGCTTTCCCGGCGCGGATGAAGGCGTTGATGGTGGTGTCTTCAGGGTTGACGTTGAGGATGAGGTGCCCGCCGCCTGAGGGGGTTTTGATGGTGGGTGTGGTGTCGAGGTCGTGACCGAGGATCAGGGCGATAGTTTTGTTGCGGAGACGGTAGTCTGCTTCAGTCATGCCTTTGCGGTCGAAGTCGATGATGAGTAGCTTGAAGGTGGCTATCCCGCCGAAGCCGTTACACCCGAACTGTGCTTCAGGCTTCTCAGTGATGACAGTGGTGTTCCTGGTGTAGCTGCGGGCAGGGAATTTGGTGTCTTTTTTGAGCGGGATGTAGTACATTTTGCCGCTGGTATTGTTCGTGTAGGTCGCTAGATGCGCAGCAGGTTTCATAATACTAGCCTTTCTCCTTTCCCTGGTTCCTCTCTACGGTACTTTAACATGATAGCACACACACGCAGTTATTTAATTAGAGTTAAAAGTTCATAGGCTTTTTCAAGCTCTCTGACAGATAAAACCCCTAGTCAGCGCGTTATTGAGTGTTTTTCTCGGAGTCTCCGGAACGTACACAAAGCTGCGTGATGGAAGCCGTCTGGTAGCGGTGAGAAGCCGCGCAACAACCAGAACAGTAGAGAGTATCCTGGACGCGGTAACGACACTGCAGCTGCCACAAAACCGACAGCTGGGCGTATCTCGACCGGATGCGTCCATCACGTATTCGTGAGACCATGATAGGCCATCAGCTAACCAGAGCCACCACAAGGGCCTACAGGGCCGCTCAGAGCCGTCACCGACCACCACGCGGCAAAACCCCTAGCCCACACAGAAAAAGCACCTCACAGGGCCACACAAGCCCGTGAGACGCATCCTAAGTAATAACCCACACTACGTGATACTACTCACTGTCGCCAACATCCACAAAATCCTGATCCGCCATCCCGGCATCAATAAGCCACTGCTTCCGCTGATCCGCCTGCTTATCACTAAACAACTTATCAATCGTCTCAAGAATCTTCTGCGGGTCACCATACTCAATCTGGATAACATTCCGGGTCCGCCGATCCATAGACGTCACCGACATGTCCTCGGGGTTCATCTCACCCAAGCCCTTCATCCTGGAAATGGTGTACTTACGGCCCTCAGACTTAAACGTCCGTACCAGCTCATCCTTCTCCGCCTCATTCAGGGCATACACCCGCTCATCCTTACCCAACCCAGAAACATTACTGAACACAAACAACGGCGTCTGAAGCATAAACAGCCTATTGTCCTCCAGGGCGGGCCTAAATAAGTGCCAGAACAGCACATACAGCAGACACGCAATATTGTTACCGTCCTCATCCGCATCCACCGCAATAAACACACGGTCATACCGCATCTTATCCACATCAAAGCTATCACCGAACCCGGCACCCAAAGTATTAATAATACCCTGAACCTCGGCGTTACTCATCAGCTTCTTCAACGTATAATTATTCGCGTTCATCGTCTTACCGCGCACCGGCAAAACAGCCTGATACTCACTAAACCTTGCCGACATGAGCGTAGACAACGCTGAATCACCCTCACAAATATACAACTCCAGGCCGCCACCAGAAGACCGCTCACAATCCTTCAGCTTCTCCGGCAACGGAGACCCAGACAACTCATTGGCGACCTTCTTCAAATCCTGGGTATCCTGATCCTTCTGACGGCGCACAGCAGTGTCCACAACCTTCTTACAGAACACCTCCACCGTCTTCGCGTTACCCCGCCCGGCAACCCAACGCTCCAAGTGAGTAGTGAAATCAGCCAGCAGCGTATTCTGAACCTTAGACCCCGTCAGCTTATCTTTAGACTGACCCGTGAAACCAGGCTCCTGCAACGTCACCGCCACCGTCAGATTAAGCCCCTCACGGTAATCATTGAGCGACGGCAACTCATACCCCTTCGGAATCAGGCGGCTACGCCGAATCTTCTCATTCAAAACCCCCATCAGAGCCCGCTCAAACGCCGTCACATGAATACCATTATCCTGCGTGAAAATAGTATTCACATACGACTTGATGACACTCTCACGCTTCGTATACGTGAACCCAACCTGGTACGTCACCTCACGCTCCACAGTCCTCGTCTCAACCTTACCCCCATCAGTAACCACGGTAGCCCGGTCAGAGTACGTCGTCTCCCCTGCGAACGCCACCACATCCGCCAGCGGGGCAGACTTCACATTACTAGCCGTCAACTCCCCCACGCCACCATCATGGGAGAACACGAACGTTTCCGTATCCCCCTCGGTGTGGTTCGTCACCTGGATAGTGACACCAGGCACCAGGTACGATGTGGCCCGCAGACGCTCAATAATCTCCGCCCTATCGTAGCCGTAAGGAACCGAGAACACCTCATCATTGAGCCACACCCTGATCCGTGTCCCCGTGGGGAAGAGCTTCTTCTCCACGGCAGTGCGGGTGTCCTTACTGGTCTGTAGGTATGCGACATCCTCCAAGGGCGTGAATGCGCTCGCCGGGTCATTATCGTCTGCGAAGAACCCCGGTTTACCGTTTTTGAAGCTGAGCCGGTACTGCTTCTTGTTGCGGTACACGGTCACATCCAGGCGGTTAGAGAACACGGCGACAGCGGACGCGCCGAGACCGTTCGTGCCGGTAGATTTACGGTTCGTGTAGGAATCGAAGTTACGGCCAGACCTGAGGGTGCCGATCGTCGCCATAATACCGCTTTTGCCGGTCTTCTTATTGATGTCTACCGGGATGCCACGCCCATTGTCATACACTTCAAAGGAGCCGTCCGGGTAGAAGGTGACGTTGATACGGGTGGCGTACCCTTGAAGACCTTCATCTACCGAGTTTTCGTAGATTTCACGGACGCAGGTTCTTTTCTGGGTAGAGTACGGGTTGTTTTCGTGCCCGGCTTCTTCGCCGAGGATCAGCGACGGGCGTTTGAGGATGTGCTGATGCTCATCCAGTTCTTGGACGCTGTTCGCAGTGTATTCTTCGTGCTTCGGTGTTTCTGTCACGTGGTTGTCACCTTTCTGTTTTTCGTATCTCGCTGTGCCCTAAAGCACAGCAATGACTGATTCTAGCAGTACCATATTCGTGTGGGCATAAAAATAGGTGAGAACACTAATCATCATAGTGTTCTCACCTATTCAATGGTGCGGAGACTCGTTTAGGCGGGCAGAGTAATAACCTGGCCCACGAAAATCAGGTTCGGGTTACTGATAGTACCCTTATTGGCCTGGTAGATACCCTCCCAGCCGCCGGGCACACCCTGACGCTGAGCGATCAGAGCCAGCGTGTCACCGGCCTTCACAGTGTAGGAGGTACCAGCGGCAGTAGAGACAGCCGGGCCAGCGGGTGCTACTGGAGCCACAGGGGTAACCTGGGCAGGCTGGGGTGCGGCAGGAACAGATGCTACCGGCTGCTGGACAGCGGGAGTGGTCTTCTGTGCTGTGGGCGCCTTAGGCTGAGGCTGCGCTACCTGTGCGGTCTGCGCTGCTACTGGCTGGGCCTGAGACTTCGGCTGAGTGTAGGTTGGGTTTGCCTGACCGGACAACCCCAGCTTAGCAGAGCAGGCGGGCCATGCGCCCCAACCCTGAACAGCGAGCAGACGCTCTGCTGCCTCAATCTGTTCTGCCTTGGACGCGGAAGCTGGTGAACCGGACATGCCGACACCGTTCCATGATTGTTGAGTGAATTGCACACCACCGTAGAAACCGTTGCCGGTGTTGATGTTCCAGTTACCGCCAGATTCACACTGTGCCAGTGCGTCCCAGGTGGCGGTGTCTGCTGCGTTCGCTGCGGGGGTGATCATGGCGATTGCGCCAGCAGCGGCTACGGTTGCGGTGATGATTGCCTTTTTGATGGTCATTAAGAAGTTTCTCCCTCAAAATTTATTTTCGTGTCTGACAACACAACACTGGTTGTGGTGTGTTAGCGTTTCGTAAATTTTGGTGTATCCTTACCCATTCAACTCTCATTGATGCGCAAGAAACCACCAAGGACAACACCATTATTGTGGTGTAGCCCGGTTGGGTCTTGTTTTTCTCTGGTTTGTTGCTCTAGGCCAGGGACCCCTTAGTGGAGGTTAAGCAAAGAACCCGACCCCGGTGTTGTGGGGTCGGCCAGGATAATGTTGTTTCACCGGTTGGCGTGTAGTCTACCTGGTGGCTACTTTGACTTCCTCTACCCCGTGTGGGGTAGATTCCTACCAGCCGCCACAACCTGGTCAGGTTGTTGGTGGCTCTCGGTGGGTGAACAGCGTCAAACAACAACCGCGTCCGCAAGCGAACGTCTTACATTGTCTCCGCATGTCCGTTTATACTCTCGGCAAGCCCTGCCGCGAGTATAATATCAGCCCCTGAAGGGGGCTCAGGGGATGTCTTGGTTTTCGTCAACACCTTGGTTCACCACATTATAGCTGAGCGTCTGAATCCTCCAAGGTTCGCTCTGGTGTACCTGATTCATCTCCACCCTAAAGGATGGGGTCTTCTCAGGAAACTAGATAACCTATATCGGTTGTCCGGGCAGCCCGTTCTCTTCGGCGCGTCTGGCCAAAAAGTTATTCTAGCGTACCGTAGCTTCACCGGGTTGTCAAACCCGGCAGGCGGGGTGCGCTAGAAAACATATCGTTTACATATCAAATTTCTAGAAGAGCTTGACCAAACAGTCAGGCTCCGACAGAAACCCAACCGGGTACTGTAGCTTCGTCTCAATAATGCGTAACAGCCCAGCAGGGGCGTTCTTGATAATACGCGCGCACCTGCTTTTATCACTAGAGGTGACGGACTCTTGGAACTCTTGGGCCAGCTCAACAGCCCTGCCCTCCAGGGTGGTGACCCTAACATCACTGTTCTTACCGCGCCCCTTGAGTGTTTTCTCGTAGTCATAATCGAAGAGGTGCCCAGCGGCTTGAAGCAGCTCCAGGGTGCGGCGAAGATCCCACAGGTAAGCTTCAGTTTTCCCGGCGGCCGTTGATGCGGTTACTACCTCGGCGAGCTTCGTTTTGATCGACTCACGGGTGGGCTTGCCGTTTCGCTGCTGGACACCTTCTTCACGGAGCCACTGCCCTACTTTCCGGGCGGAGACGTTGAAGTATGTCCCGATAGTGCTGGCTGAGGTGAAGTGCCCTTCCTTAATATTCGGCAGTTCTTGGTTCATGGGTACACGCTGCGCACCGGGGACACTTGGTGTGATAACGTCCAGGACGGCTTGAATGTTCCAGAGCACATGCTCTTGGTGCCGGTCGAGCACACCGGCTTCAAGAGCGGCCGCAGTAGGTTTGCCTTCGTGGACAAACCCCAGCGCATCAAGGATGGTTTCTGTGGTTTGCGGCGGGAGGTTGAACGCCTCCGTGAGCTGTTGGGTGCCGCAGTGGGACGGGTAGCAGCCTCGCACGTATTTAGCTAACGGCTGGTCAAGTACACGCATCATTTTTCCTTAAAGTCCTTATTAAAACGAAAATATCCAGGATACCCTACCGACAGTGGGTATCCTGGACATGCGCCTGCTTGGCGGGTGAAGGTTTATTGATCAAGGAACGAGAAAATATTAATAATGTTCTTGAAGAGGCCCCAGAAATCAATGAAAACACTCAACGCCATCATGGAGGCAGGGATACTACCGTAGCCCTTATTTTTGATAACCTGAAAATCGTAAGCGGTGAAGAACATAAACACTAGCGCTGTCACACACGAGATAATGAACGCCAGTATGGGCAGGTGAAGAAACAGACTGTTAATGATGGACAGCACGATAAGCACCAGAAGCGCAACCATTGCCATCACACCGAACCGTGACAAATCCAGGCGAGTAACCCACCCAAGGATAGCCATCACCACAAAAACCACCGAAGTGACCGCGAGCGCCGCGACCGCTACAGAACCGTAGTGGGGGTTGTGTAGTGCGGCGACGATGATGAAGTATAGGTCTATGCCGGTGGCGGTGGAGAAGAGCAGGAGTGTGAGTGGGGCGAGCCAGTATGTTTTGCTGGCGCGTACCCATATGCTAACAAGCAGCAGGATGATGACTAGTATGCTGGTAATGACCCAGGCGGCGGTGAGTAGTGTGGCGGGGATGTGTGGTGCGATGAGGAAGGTTATGGTTGCGGTGGCACCGAGGGCTGCGGCGAGCCAGGTGAGTACTTTGGTGAGGTAGCTGGTTTTGCCGGTGTCGTATTCTGCGTTATGTATGGTTGTTCGAAGGTTAGTGTTCATAGTTTGTGTCCTTGGTGTTGTTGGTTTCTTCTTTTTAGCGGTACCTGGTTCTTTGCTGGTCGGCTACCACTATTCGTATGACCCCTATGATGGTGGCGACAATGAGGATGAGGAACATTGGTATTGACCAGGCGGCGGCTAGGATGGTTGGGGTGGTGAGGTTGTATAGGTGCGAGGTTTTTGCGAGTTCTTCTTCGGGTTGTTTGTGTTTGTTGCGGTAGATGAGCTGCCCTGTCGCGGTGAGGTTGAATGTTGCGAGTGCGAGTAGGGCGATGATGATGGGTGCGGTGTGAGTTACGGTGATAAGGGTTGGGGTGAGGTATTGGTTGAGTTCTGCGGCGTTAATGATTGCTGTGGTGAGGGTGGGTATGAGTATGACAACGAGGGCGGCGGCTATGAGTGTCCCTGCTAGTAGGGTGAGGGGCCTGGGGGCTTTGGTGTATTGTGTCCAGATGGGTAGGAATGGTTGTGGTGTTTCTGCTTCGATGGCGCGGTAGGCGAGGTTTGGTTTTCCTCCTTTGATGAGGGTGGTGAGGGGTGGGCGTTGTATGGTTTGGCCGGTGGTGGTGTCGATGACGGTGTATTTGTTTTTGTAGAGTGGTTTTTCGGGTGGGTTGATTATGCTGGCGGGTGTGGTTTTGGTTGGCTTTGTGCCTGTTTTCGGGTGTTTTGGTGTTGTGTGGGCTGTTTTTGGGTGTGTGCTGCTGTTTTGTGCTGGTTTTACGTTGTTTTTCGCCGCTTGTGGTACAGGGCTATGTGTTGTGTTTTTGGGTTTGGTACTAACCCTGCGGGCCGGTTTACGTACACTGGTGTCAGTGTTGAAATTCAGGTTCGGCAGCGAAGCCTGCTCAACTTTTTTCTCCAGGGTTGGTGCGAAAACGTCCAACTCTTCGCGTCCAGCAACGAGAGGGCACCACGGGCAGGATGCACCCACGAACCAGTGATACGGTTTCGTAGCGCACTGCTGTAGCTCCCCAACAATGCTAGTGAGCACAGGTATGATGGCACCGAAGGTGGGGCGGACACTAGGGGCGGTGCTGAACGCATCCACCATGAGCTTCTTCAAATCGTTCGGGATACCAGCAACAATAACATCCGGGGCCTTATACCCGGACGGTGTGGATGCCGGGTTGAGCGCGGGGACGATACCAGCCCGGATCTTATCCACCGTATCCAGCGGCTCCCCCGCCCCAGTGTATACGGCGCGGGTGGGGTGTGAACCTCCAGTGAGCATCTGGTAGGCCAGGACCATGAAAGCGAACATCTCGGTGGCGGGTGTGCGCTGCTGCTCCCGCAGGGACCCATGCGATAGCTCCGGGGCCGTGTACTCCGGCTTGCCGACGGCGCACGGGTACACAGTGCCGCCGTCACTGATCTGGGCTGAATCAGTATCAACAATCATGACCGTAGCGTCCTGGTGCACCAGAATATTAGACTCATTGATGTCACCCAACATGTGCCCGGCCTGGTGTACAGAATCAATAGCGACAGCAAGGTTAGCGATAGTCGTGAAAGCGTACCGCAGATCGAACGTGGCCGCGACCCGGCGCCGGGACATAACCGCTGAAAGCTCACTGAACGTCTGGTAGTTCTCCAATGGAAGACGCTTCATCACATACCCCACGAAATCCTCACCATCGTACAGGGACGCGACAGGCCACGCAACAGCGTCCGTGGCTGGCGGGCGCGCCAGCATAGCACCTATCTTTTGCTCGCGCTGCTCCTGCCCCGGCTGGTGGTACACTTTAGCCACCCACCCACTGGGTGAACCCATGCTGAGATTCGTTGTGAGGTTCGTTACCGCATGGACGGCGCCTTCACCGCCGCGTCCAAGCACAGCGTCATCTAACTCCACCTGCCCGGTAGCGGCCACGGTTTTTGCGGTCAGTATACGTGTCATTCGGGGCGCCCCGCTTTCACGCACACAATAGTGGTGTCATCGGTGAGCCGGTATTCTTCGCGCATCTGCTCAAAAACCTGCTCTAACTGGCCGGGGCTGCTCATCCTCTTGATGTTCTCCCAGAACCCGAGGTACGGCACACCGTTCTCGATGGACACGTTTTTCAGCCCGTCGGTGGCGGCGGCAGCAAACCTCGGGGTGTTACCGTGCTTGATGACCGGGTTCAGGGTGGGCGCGGATAGGAACACGGTCTCATTAACATACTCGCCGCTATCATCAGAAACATAGAAATATTCGAGACTGTCATCAACCACAACGAATGAGTCACCGACAGCAGCAGCCACCCACCGTTTCGGTGTCAAAATAGCGAGCGCCACAGTGGTTGCGTACTGCTTCACATCAGCGTTGTAATTGTAGTGGAAGTTATCATAAATATTCTGTAGGAGCGCTGTGATGTTCTCGGTGGTTGCTCCACCCTCATGGTATGTGCCCTCGAAAAGGGAGAGGGCCTGCTCAACAGCGTATCGTGCCCCTTCTTGAGAGTTTGGTTGTGAACCGGCCCCGTCTGCTGCCACGATCAGGCACGTGTCCCCAATGATGGTGTGTCCGTGGTGGTCTTGGTTTTCTTCGGGTGTGGTGCGTCGGGGTGATGGGGTGGTTCCGGTGATGATGTTCCACATAAGTTTTTGTGCCCTTACTGTTGGCTTTTAGTGTGTTTCATATCCTGGGGTATGATGAAGCGGCCTCACCAGGAAAAAGGAACGGTGAGGCCGCTGCGGGTGATAGTGGTGTATTAGACGCCTATACGCCGATTGCCCATTCGGTTGGTGCCGGGATAGCTACATTGCCTTCACCGGGGCGTGATTGAGATACCGAGGACAGGGACGCGGAAAGCCAGGTGAAGAACTCTTCGAACTTGGTGCCGTCTAGTTCGAGGGGCTTCTGTGTGGGCGATGATGTGGGGTAGGTTGCTAACTGTTCGAGGTCCGCCCCTTCGATAGCGATAGTGTAGAAGCTGGTTTTCTTCTGGTCGAGGGCCGCCTGTAGCTGCTGTACTGCCTCAGCGTGTTTTTCTGGGTCTGTTGGTAGACCGTCTGTCAGTAGGAAGATGATAGGGCGGTAGTATTTGATACCTGCGGCCTTGTATTCTTCTTTGCGGGCTTCCACAAGGTTGAGCGCGTCCATGATTGCCTGGTTAGTGGAGGTCAGCCCGTTTTGTTGTAACACGGGTAATGCGAAATGCTCGGCGTCCACTGTGGCGAATGGTGTTGGGTCGTGAACCTCAGTCCCGTAGACAAGGAAAGAAATGTCTGCGCGCTTGCGTGCTAGAGGGTCTGAACTGATACTAGATTGGATAACGTCGAGAGCGCCTTCTAACGCCTTCATCGGTGAGCGATCCTGCCCTTTACGGGTTGTGAGCATAGAGTCCGATGTGTCTAGCGCAAGGATAACGGGGATGCGATCTTCTGTGTTTTCGGCAAATTCGATAGGTAACCTATCTTCCACTGGTCTTTACCTTTCCGTAGGTTATGTTATGTGTCATATCCTGGATTTTTGTGAGCAAAGTAAAAGTGCCGACTCAAGGGATGTTGTTCCCTTTGAGTCGGCACTTAGAGTGGGGCCTAGTCGTCCCAGCCTTCATCACTGAACGCGGCATCGTCATCCCCGCCGCCATGCTTGACAACATAGGAAGAACCAGATCCGGAGAAGAAATCGTGATTATCCTCAGCTGCGGGGTTCATGGACGCCAGGATTTCAGGTCGCACCCGTGACTCTTCGGCAGTGAATACGGGATCAAAACCAAGGTTCATGAGGGCTTTGTTCGCATTATACCGCAGGTATGGTTTCACTTCATCGGTGAGACCTACTTCATTGTACAATTCTTCGGTGTATCGAAGCTCATTATGGTACAGCATATTCAACAGCTCATGGGTGAAACTCAAGAGCTGTTCCTGGCGTTCCTTACTGGATTTCTCGTAGGCTAAACGGAACTTGTACCCAATGTAGAATCCGTGGAGTGCTTCATCACGGAGAATGAGCCTAATAAGGTCACCAACGTTAGTGAGCTTACCGTGTGATGAATACCAGAATGGTGTGAAGAACCCGGAGTAGAACAGGAATGATTCTAACAGGACGGAGATAATCTTTTTCTTCTCCGGATCGTCCGCCTGATAGTAGCTTTCGACGATTGCTGCTTTCCGCTGTAGACATTCATTGACTGCGGCGAATTCGAAAGCCCGCTCATTCTCGACACTGCTAATGAACGTGGCGAAGATGGACGAATACGATTTAGCGTGCACCGCCTCCATGAAAGTAAAAGCATCGTACACGGCGGCCTCATGGTCGGTCACAGCATCCTTGATAAGAGACGGGGCACCCATCTTACTCTGAATAGTGTCTAATAGGGTGAGACCAGCGAAAACCTTCACGATAGAGTCACGTTCAGCGTGGGTGAGTTCACGCCACTGTGGAAGATCGTTACTGAGCGGAACCTTCTCAGGCACCCAGAAGTTCCCAACCTGCCGGTTCCAAACATCCAGATCTGTCTGGTCCTCAATCTTATTCCAGTTGATAGCTGTTGTTAGTTCAACTTTACTGGTGTCAATGTTGTTGAGCTTTTCCCAGGCGGCCTTCTCGTCACCGAATACTGTCATGTTCCTCTACCTCGTATTCTCTCGTTATCAGAGGGTATTATATCTCAACCTATCACAGAAACACCGCCTCGGAAACGGCGGGTTTTCCGGGGCGGGCCGCACTATGCGCTACTGAGGGAGATAGGATAACCGCTCGGAACAAGAAATCAGATAGCAGTCATCGCCGGTGGCCGTGAACCTGTTGTAATCATCAACCGCAGCATACACTTCTGCGATCTCTGCGAGGTCTGCGCGGCCGTCGCACACCCGCAGCTCCAGGGTGTCAATCGCACGGAGCAGGTCACGGTACACGACCCCGGAAGGTGTGGCAGTATCATTGGGTGCGATGCTCTTATGAAGGTAACGCAGGGCACCCGCTGGTATGATGCTAAAAGCTCCGTTCTCTGGTATAAATTCTATGTGCTCTTCAACTACCAGGGTGCTTTGTTCTTCTGTTTGGGGGTTATCTATGAGGGGTACCATCATTATGCTGCTTCCGGAGGGAACTTTTCATCCCATAGTTCTTGTAGTATTTGGGCGCACACCTCGGGTTCACCCGGCAGCCCGAATCCCTCGAATTTGAAGAGGGTCCGTGTCTCACGGCCAGGGTCCCGGCGCTGCTGGTCTTGGGTTAGTTTCGCAGCCAGGATGTCTGCGGCGTAACCGTACGCGATACCGTAGTTGGTGTTACCTCCTCCGACGGTTCCTATACACAGGTCACGGCTCCTCCTGTTGGAGAGGAATTTGTAGACTGGTGCCGGTACCGCCCGGTCTCGTTTCCCGGCCCCGTACGATGGGGTCACGAGAACATACGGCCCTGGTGGCTGTGCCGTGGTGGCGTTCTTGGCGGTGATTTCTAGCGTGTCAACGTCAATGATGGCACCAACCCGATCCACGAACTTTTTGGTTTGGCCGGTGCGCCCATAGAATACGAGCAGTGGACGCCGCCCTGTTGCCCTGTCCTGTATCGGCTGGTTATCTGTTGATGTCGCTACTGAATCCGCCACGATACCTTCCCTAGTCTCCATACTAATGCTGCTTGAAAAATTATATCCTCTACTGCCCGTTTACCGGCTTGGCCTTAACCACAAGATTATACTCATAATCAAACAGCAACGTATTACCCTCACGTGTACCATCATCACCCACCGACGTACCCGAACACGTAATCAGGTAAAGAGCCTTCTCCCCATCGCGCCGCCACAAATCATGAGCATCCTCCAGCTCATGCTGCGGCACCGTATACAGGTCAGTCACCACGAACTCATACGTCTTACCCGTGGCATCCTTCTCAAACACCCGCTCACACGGCGAAAGCTTATGAAGATAACCCCACGGCGAAAGCTGCTTACCGTCAGAATAATTCACGTGTCCCGCCTGAACAACCGCCCCAGTAGTATCTTGAAGCTGCGCACCAGGGGCGTACGTGATACCGTCCGGGGCCGCAGGCAACCGCACCGGCTCATTATCAAAACCAGAAAGGCTGACAGTGGACGAGACAGGCTCCAACTTATTGTTATGAACCCTGGGGATGACCCACGAAGATGTCCCGAGCGCACCAACCTCCTGCGGGGCAGCAGGCGTGGGTGTGTAGTCACAGGTCGCGTCCCTGAATGATTGGGCGGGCTTAGGCGCGAACAGCAACCCAGTGTCGGTAACACCCATAGAATGCTCATTCTCGTACAAAACATTCGCCCCTTCCTCTTGGGTTGTTTTGACACCAAACATGCGGTCAAACCCAGAGGTCACAAAAGAACCGAAACCCCCCAGATACTTCGGCATCAACCCCCGATCCACACCATACACGAACATCGCTGACACAAACAGCATCAACACAGCCACCACAGAAACTATAGGCCACAAAAACTTCTTCTTCATCACAACCCCTCGGGTCAAAACATTGCTGGTACAAAATTGACTTCCTCTACCCCATGAAACGGGGTAGATTCCTACCAGCCACCAGTTGTTGGCGGCTCTCGGTGGGTTAACAGCATCAAACAACAACCGCATCTACCAGTAGACGTCTTACGTTGTCTCCGCAATGTTCGTTTAGGCTCTCGGCAAGCCCTGCCGCGAGCATAATATTAACCGCCGCATTCCGATCCCTATCTACACGCGAATGACACCCGGCACAAACCCATTCCCGGATGTTTAGCGGCTTTTTGCCGTTGGGTGTGCCGCAGACCGAGCAGGTTTGGGTGGTGGGTGCGAACCTGTCCACACGGATCAGGGTTCTGCCGCGGTCGGCAGCCTTCTCCTCAATCAGCCGATTCAGCTGCCCCCAACTAGCATCCAGCACACTCTTACCCAACCGGGTTCTCGCCAGGCCCTTGATTGTGAGGGTTTCCAGGGCGATAACTTGGTTCTCGTTAACAACCTGATTCGCCACATGATGTAAGTAATGGGCGCGGGTGTTCCGGGTTTTCGTGTGGGCTTTAGCTACCGTATCAATGTAGGTTATATAACCTACATTCGTGGGTTATATAATCCTGTTTGATAGCCGCCTTTCTGGTCTCCGTAACACCGCATGTGTCATAGTCCGCTAGTACGGTGGTCATATTGACCCTAGCGGGGCTAGAAGGAAGATTCACCTCCTTAACATTTCGGCGGTGGTTCTTCCTTTTCGGTGTAGGAACGTTCTTCGTCCTGTCACGCCCAGGATACTTCAAAGAAGCCCTGGCTACAGGGGTTTTAAGAGCCACCTGTGCTTGGAGCTTACGGTTATTAGCGCGGGTTTTCCTTGCTTTCTCTGCTTTGGACACAGCTCGGATAGCAATATTCGCGGCTGCGTTCACATCTCTGTCCATTGCGCCACACTTGGGGCAGATCGAAACCTGATGCTCGGGATGGGTGACATCAGAGCTACACCTGTAACACACCTGCGAGGTGTTCGCCGCGTTTACAGCAACAACCCATCCGCCGTTTTGCGAAACGTAATGGGTGACCCATTGCACGAGCGCGCCGCGATTCCACCGACCATTCTGCATCGTGTTACTAATCCAGCTGAGGTCTTCCATCGCGACCACAGCGTTATTGAACTGGTATGACAGGTAGGCAATTTCCTGCGCCGCCATGATAGCGAGTTCACGCTTTTTACGGGAAGCCGCCTCGCGGTGCAATTGAGCCTCATCCAGTGCCACCATTTTCCCCTGACGGTCATAAAGACTCTTGGCGGCTTTCTCCCTGAGCTGTTTCACTTGCTTCTCGGACGCGTGGACACTGTTCCACAGTGAATGAACACGCCGTGAGAGTGTAGTCTTGTGAATTACCCGCCCCGTGGAGCTGTTGCGCACAACGACGGTAGCATAGTTGTTGATGCCAACATCTACGCCGATAGTGTAGTCGCCAGAAAACTGCACAATTGGGTTGTTGGTAACGACCGTAAAGATAAAGACAGGCTGATTGCCCTCAACTTTCACCAACGGCAGGGTGACTTTTCCCTCGGGGAAACGGGTGTTATCGAAGTCGAAAATTAGCCGGTACCATACGCCGTGAATAACCATCTTGAGGACGATTTCCCCATCAGTAAAAGGGTTGTTCTCAATGACCGCGTATTGTTTATCGACCGCACCGAGGTTGATGTAGTCCTCGCCATACGTGGGTGTGGAAACGTTCATAGTGCGCTTCCAACCTTGAGAAACATACTTAGAACTTTCGCCGTTTACGGCTTTGATGCGTTCCTGCCATGACCTGTAAGCTGTGACGACGTTATACCTAACCAGCCATTCTTTACGTGACTTGCCAGTACGACCATCCTCCAGAAACTCAGGCATAGTAACACCAGCCCGACGACCAGCCACCGCAGGCTGAACAGTACCAGCCTGCGCTAACCCAGCCTCAAGCATAGTATCGTTACGAACCACATAGGTTGCGTAAGCTGAAATGCCGCGAATCTCAGAGGTAAGCTCAACCATAATAGGCGCACTATCTAGTAGTTCGCCGTCCAAGTTGAGAATATGTGAAGGGCGCGCAACAAACGCCTTATAGGTTCGGTTCCTCGCCAATGCGCCCTCCTCTCTGGTATCATTAATTACTGGTAATGCGTCTAATTATTATCAATAATAAACTATGAGCACAATATCAACAAACCAGGCGACAGTCGTCTACCCTGAGCCGCTGCTTAGCGTAACGGTTACTGCCTTTTTTCTTTCGTGAGAGTTGTTTCTGTAACCGGGATAGTTTCTTCTCTGCCTTTTTCAGGGGTCTAATGTTAGGGAAGACGGTACTTTCTCCGTTACTGTTCACCGTGATAGCCAAGTCTTTTAGCCCCATGTCCACACCCACAGCATAGGCGGTTGGTTCCGGTGCTGGGGTGGGGGGTGGTTTCGACAACGAAAGACACATAATACTTGCTGTCCGCTTCCTGGATCAGGGTCACGGAGGTTGGGGGTGAGGGCAGTCCACGGGAGAGGCTGAATCGGATTTCACCGATCTTGGGTAGTTTCACGAAACCCACCCCGTGGGTGGTTTCCCTGACCTTAAACGCTCGGGATGCGAACCTGGCCGATTGCCGGTTTGAACGTTTCTTAAACTTCGGGGAGCCAACCCTGGCTCCTTTACGTTTTCCTGTGATGGAGGCGAAAAAATTAGTGTACGCCCTATCCAAATCCCGTAAAGACTGCTGTAAAGGCACAGCAGGGACGTCTCGCAGCCATGCTTTCCCTGGGGTTTGTTTCAGACGGGTAAGCCGGGCAGAAAGCTCTTTACCGGATGGCTTCTTTTTTGTCTGCTGGTATTGTTCTTGCGAGTAGGCTAGAGCGTCGTTATAGACTACGCGGACACACCCGAATAGGGCAGCAATCGGCTGTTTCTGCCCTTTCTTCGGGTAGGCGCGGTAACGATAACGCTTGAGACTCATGGCACTATTATAGCTCAGTGTTATGGATAAAGCAACTTCTAAGACGTGGGCGAGTGGCTAATTTGTGGTCACGCTCGTATTATGCGGTGTCTGCTGGGGGTGCCATTGAGTGTTATTGCTGAGTATGTGAAGTCCCAGGCTTGCCCTGGTGGCTGATTCATCTCCACCCTTTAGGGTGGAGTATTCTCAGAAAACTAGATAAATAGTAGGTGCGCTCGCAAAAACGCAACCTACTATCTAGTATAGATTATCTTAACCCTCTATGAGCGGCGGCGACGGAACAGCACCGCACCTACTGCCGCTACGGCAGCCGCAAGGCCGCCAAGGATACCGCCGCTGGCAGCGAGAGCGTTCGTGTTGGTGGTGGCTGCTGCTACACCCGCTTCACCTGTCTTGAGGCGCTGCCCCTTCACAGTGGATGAAGTGTTGGGTTTCACGGAAGACACGTTCTGCCCTTTCCCGTTGTACGGTGTGGACGGGCCAGCTCCGACCGGGGTGGAAACACCGTCAGCTGACACATACTCTGTGGTGACAGGCTCACCCTCCTGGGCGGGTGTGGTGGCACCTGTGTTTTCAACAGTCACGTTCTCGCCATCTGCTGGTGTGTCCGCTGCCGGGGCTCCGGGTTGCCCCTCGCCCTGGTTTTCCGCTGACCCAGTTCCCTCTTGTTCGTTAGTGTTGTCACCGGTTGCGGGCTGGGTGTCACCCTGGGCGGGTGTGCCGTCAGCGGGCGCGGCGGGCTGTTCTGCCGGGGTTTCCTCCTTAGGTGCCTCGGGTGTCACCTCGGCCTTCTTATCGGGTTCTGGTGTCGGCTCTGCTTTCTTATCCGGCTCCGGGGTGGGTGCCGGGGTTTCAGCGGGTGCCGGGGCCTTCGTCAGTGCCAGCGTGGCATCCTGGCCCGGTGTGAGTGAGCCAATGTACCAGTACAGCCCGTCAGGGTGAACCATCTGCGGAGTCACTACTTTAGCATCAATAAGGGCCTGCCCGGATGCGATTTCACCCTGTGAGGGTGCCCCGAGGTTATACCCCTCAGGAATGACGTCCATTTGTGCCAGCCACGTGTATTTACTGTGCGCCTGGGAGATGTTAGTGATCGTAACATTAGGGTTATCGCCACTGTTGAATTCTACCTTGAATTCCGCCCCGACACTAGATGTTCCGACACCGTTTTTGATGTCGATAGTAGATACCCCGTTCTCAGTGTTTTGTTCTTTTGTTGGGGGTGCGGGGTTGTTGGGCTGCTCCGGTGCCGGGGTGTTGTTTTCTTCGGTGGCGGGTGCGGGTGAAGGCTCCGGGGTTGCCGTCGCCGTGTCAGTAGCGGCGGCTGGGGTTTCAGCAGCGGGTGCCGGTGTTTCGTCAGCGAATGCGGCGGTGGTGCCGCCTGCTGCCAGCAGCCCAGCTAGGCTGATTGTGGTGATTGTTTTTGAGACAGACATGTAGACCTCACAAAGTTGTTGAAAAATGTGTTCAAAAAGAATATTCGGTGCGCCTTATATCTAATACTATAAGCGTAAAACACTGCCCATAGGGGCAAAAAGCGTGCTCTTAGGGGTTTGGGCCGTGACGTTACCGTCAGAGAGCGGAAGATAATAGACCCGGCCACCCGTGATTTTAGTAATCATCCCCAAAAAACCGGTGCCTGTGTCCACCATAATGTCACCAGGGAACAAGACAGCGCCCATGAAACCAGTATGCCGGTCAACAGGGGCAATACTTTTCTGATGGAATACACCCGGCAGCATCGACACGATCACCTCACCAGGGAGTTTCACTAAATCTTGGAACCACGGCCACTCAACAGCAGCTAAATCATCCAGGCGCAGCACAATACCAGCACGGGTGAGAGCATCAAGCGTCCTGACGGCCCCCGGCAGGTCAGTAACATGTCGCAGCGTCGCGTACAGCAGGATAAAAGACATGAAATCAAGGGTAGGCATCAAAGACGCAGAATGAGTCTGCCGGTACTTCTGCGCCACCACACCAGTGAGAACCGCCTGCTCACTCTCCCCCGGAGGGCCAAGACGTAGCATCCCCTCTATGCCGAGCAGAATATTAGTCGTATACACGACCGGCAGCACATCAGTCGGGCCGACCCTGGATACGACAGAGAAAGAATCTGAAACATCAACCGTGAACACCAACCCGATCCGCTCCCCTAGTAGCCCGGCGACGTGAGAGATTTTCCGTAATTCACGGGATGTACACCCCAGGGCGGCCAACGGCACAGTGACCGTATGAGTCACACCCTGGTTAGGCGTCACGGGCGGAATTGATGTAGGCAAAATAAGCGTCCTTCGTCATGATAGCGTCCTGGAGCGCACGGTGCGCCCCCTCATACACACCACCGAAATATTCCACAAAATCTTTGAGCCTATTACCAGAGGTGGGGACACCTAACGCGCAAATGAACTTCGTGTCCTGGAAAGAACCCAAAACCTCAGGGTTCTTATTGAACGACTCCGAGAACGGAGAACGCAGATCCCAGAAATCCTTCGACAGACCCATAAACCACTGGCCCTCAAAATTACTATTATGGGCAACCAGAACAGCCTGATGGTCACAAATCAGCTCCAGCAGCTTCTTATCGGTCACAACCTGGGCGTGAGTCTTCGGGTCACGGACAGCAACCGGAGGCTTACCCACAATCTCGGACACCTTAATATTGTGCACATGGTTCAACGGAACATGGTTTGCGATACGCGCAATATCGCATGACGTGTCATACAGCCCAATATACTCGTCAAGGGTGTTGCCCGCGGCATCAGTCACCACGAAACCTGTCTCAATGATTTCCCCCTTTGACGGGTGCGTCCCGGTGGTCTCAACATCCACGAAGATGCGTTTACGGCCCTGGGTCGCGTAGTTCTTCGCAGTGAAGAAATCACGCACGAACGGGGTGAAATCATACTCCTGCTGATACCAGGACATGACCATCCGGTAACATTCACGGAACGGGAGATCAGAGAACGCAGACATCTCCTGCGCCAACACGACACACTTCATCGTCGGGAACGTCATCCCACGAGTGAACTTCATATTATTCCACGAGGTGGAGAACTCCAAACTAGCCGGGGAGCCAACAAACGGCTTATCCGGGTTATTGATACGGGCAGGGAGCACACTGTTAGCGTCCGTACCTGACGGTGCTTTACGGAGCTGTTCAGCCTGGTACGCAGTCACATAAGCGTGCGAGGCGTTAACCCCGGCGCGTAACGCTTCAACCTCCTTATCGGGGACACACAGATCCATCGGGGTACGCGCATCCTGGTTACGGATACGGCCTTTCATGTGCTTCGCTAAGGCTTTTGTTTTATCGTAGGTGTCAAACATAATATTACAATGAGTCATGCTCATAATAATAGCGCCTTAGATTATTTCCCGTCAAATAATCTAAGACGCCCCCTGTGTAATGTTTTATGTGGCGATATTTTCCCCAAATTCTCGGGCTGCTGCCTGTAACACGGCGGCATCCTCAATCTCGAAAACGGTATCAAAATCCTTTGGTAAGAGAGAATTCTCGGAGGCATGATGCGAGGTTCCGTCTTCTTCACCCATCAGAGAGGGGCGAACAATGTAAACACTCGTGCCACCTGCTTCTTTGACGGCAGCCAGCTCATTCGGGAAACGAATCCCCGTGATCACAACATTCTTACCCTGCCCCAACAGCTCCCTCACACGTTTCCAGGTCAAATCCACCCAGACGTTCTCCCCGAAGAGACCCCGGCCCATCTCGGTGCCGAACCGTTGCAGTAATTCCCGGACCTCTTTGTTTTCTTTAGCTTTCGTCCAGTCCCCGTCGAGCTGTTCCAGGTAATCGGCAACACGGGTGCCGTCAGAGTCAACCATCGGGTTAGCCCTCAGCAGCGCTTCACACAGCCTATCAGACATCCCAATTTTTACCCAGCCCTCACCGAGACCTTCCGCCCACGTGTCCTTACCGTGGCATTTCTTACCACCAACACCAATAACATGTGCCAAAACGTTTTACCTCCATAGTGCGTACAATTACCACTAGTATACGGCATAACCGGGGCCGCCGCAAAACAGTGTCATAGCCCGTTAAACCCGTCAAGTTTCAGAACATTGTGGCTCGACCCGAAAGAATCTAAATCCACGGTCTTATCGTCACGGTACGCCAAAGATTGCACAGCGAAACTCATCTTGTACCCCTGAACATAGTGGAGGCTAATAATGTTCCTGACATCATCAAGGGTGAGTTTAGGCGGGTTAATGGCAGAGACCTCAACCAAAAAACTCATGGCCACCGTCAGCATGTCGTTACGGTAAGCATCCAGCAGGAACACAATCAGGTCTTGGGCATCCAGCACCCCGTCAAGCTCAATCACCAGTGACTCCAGGATAGAGTAGCGCTCCAGCTGGAACTTCTTCACGAAATGCTCATCCTGCCCGAGGGCGTGCTCAATCCGTCTGTAATCATGCTTATTCTGGTAGATAATACCCGCGGCGCTTGTGATCGTGTTTTCTGGTGACCCGTCCAGGTCATACACAATGATGCGTTTCAGTGCGTTTAACACTTGGTCACGGTTGATACTGGAAAAATTATCAATACTTGAAAGGTCCATGATTTTTCTGCCTTCATCTGTTATTGAGGACATCCGCTAACGACGGCCCGTGATTCCGGGTGGTGTCCTGGGCGGCGGCCCCTGAAAGGCCAGCGCGTAAGAGCCCACGCACATCATCCCTTGTTACTACCTGTTGTATCATATGATGCGGGAACATGCGCCGCGCCAGTAACGAAACAACCTTCTCCTTGCGCTGTTCATAGGTTTTATACCGTTGAACATGCTTGCTTCTGGCAATAGATTGGGCCTCTGTTCGGATGGCCTGCTCTTCATCATACGACGATAAGGCATCCTGGATGGTCTCAGGAGTGTACCCGATCTTCTCAAGCTCACGTTTCGCCTGGGCCGCGGACTTACCCGCCCTCAGGTACTTGCCTGTTTTCAGGCCCAGAATGATACTGTCATGGTCCGGGTGCCCCTCTAGGAGGGTGTCGATGGCGGTGCCCACAAAATCAATAACACCGTTCTCACGGCCAGGGCGCACAAACACGTACACTTCATCACTGAAACCCTTGTCGTACAGTTTTTCGCGTATCTGCGCGCTCGTGTACCCGTTATCGGCGTACCAGAACGCAGACCGGATAGCGTGTGTACGCAGCCGCTCGGCAGTGCGCGCATCCAACACCCCGTCAGGTACTTGAACTTTCTTGGCCTGTTTCATAAACACCACGATTCTTAGGCTTTGAGCAGGATCGTGTCACCAAACTGGGCAAAATCTGGCTGCTCATTCCGGGCCGCCTCATGCTTATCCTTGTACGGTGTGCACGCCGCCGGGCAGAACTTCGCCAATGGGCACCACGAGCACAGCACAGACGGGTTGTAGGAGAACTCGTTACTCTTCTCTAGTTCATCCATCTTCTGATCCACCTCAACAACGTCCGCGACTACCGCCTGCTGAAACTCTTGGTCATCAACAGGGACCCTGGCCACGCCACCGGCAACCGGGAACATGAGGCGGGCACCGTCCACCTGGTAGCCATTCTGACGCAGAAGCGTGGCGTAAATCATCTGCTGCCGGGCTTCAGCGTACCCGGAGGCGTTACGGGTGTTATAGGAGGTGGAGCCGTCCTTATTTTTCACCAGCTCAGGGTAGCCGCCCTCCCACTGTTTGAGCTTACCACCGGTCTTCCAGTCCTCGACCACAACCCCGCCATCGCCACTGTAGGACACTCGGTCAATGAAACCGATCAGGTTACGGGAGGCACCCGGTAGTTTACCTTTGACGAAGACCTCCAGCCCGGTCTTGGAATTAACGGTGGCTACCTGAACATCCTGCGGGTCCTCCCCTAGTTTATAGTATCCACGTAAAGCTCCTTCGATCCAGTCACGCACATCCAGGTTGGTTCTGAAAACCTCATAGTCCGGCTCACCCAAAGTTATATTGACGCACCGTATGAGTGCGTCACGGGTGCGCTCCGCAGCAGGCAAACGGAAGAAATGCTCCATGATACGGTGGAAGAAACTGCCGCGCGTCATGGGGTTATCCGGTGGTGTCTCAATCACCTCAGGGACAACATATGTTTTCGCCAACCAGGCGGCAGGGCATCCTTCATGAAGCTCAGTCACTAAGGACGCCGAGAGCTGTTTCTTGCGGAACTGCTCAGCAGTTTTTTCAGACACAATATGCAACCCGACGTTGTCCATCATGACAATATGGTTACGGCCACCCTCAACCGGGGTGTCGGCCAGAGAGAAAATATTACCGTCTGGCGCTCGCTGAACCAGGGCATCTGGGAGGCTACGTTCAGCATCGGTGAGGTCACGCATAACCTGCTCAACACCCTCTGGGATGAAAAAAGTGACTGGTTTCTCATGGGCCATTTCAACAACCTCTTGGTTCAACGAAATATTAGACATACGTTCTATGATAGCAAAACAGCCGCCTTATCACAAAGGCGGCCGCATATTTAACACGTGTTTACGATTATTAGATGACTAGCAGGAGAACAGCCAGGTTATAGAATGCGTGACCGAACACCCCAGGGATGATACTCCCCCACCGCAGGCGAGCCCAACACAGCCCCACCGACAGCATCACAGTAGGCAGCACGGTGGCTACGCTACTAAGAACCCCGGCCCCCGGCGAGTAGTGCGCGAACCCGAACAGCACAGAAGTAATAAGAACAGACAGGGCCGTGAACAGCCCCCGGTGTTTTTCACTATTATTTGCGCCAACCATGAGCGTACCAAAAATATACCCACGGAAAAACACCTCCTCAACGATTGGTGCGACGAGGACCGCGCCAGCGAAAAGAACCCACGGATCATAGAGTGCCGCCGCCGTTGAGGTCGCGTTAGGTCCCGTAGCGTCACCAAAGAGCGACACCACAAGAGCAACAACAAAAGACAGGCACACAGCAGCCGCGCCGACACCAGCGCCGATCACCATTGGCTTCCAACCGACCTTCACCAACCCCAGCAACCTGGTCAGGGCGGGCCAGACGCTTCGGATACCCCAATTGAGGAATATGAACGTTAGGACGATAGCGGCCGCGAACACGAACCCGTTATATAGTGTCCCAGCCAGGAACCCTACTGATGTTTTTTCTGCCCACTGGTATACTGGGGAGAAAGCTGCTAATGTGAGGAGTGTGAAGGGTATGATGACACCAGCCAGGTTCCATAGACACCAGTGCCAGGGGAGAGTTTTTATGGTAGATGGTTCAGTATTGTTCTGTGCTTCTGTTATTGTTTCTGACATGCGTTCTTCTTGTTTAGTAGTATTCTCGGTTGCTGTTGATAAGTTTCCACCGGAGACGCTGGTACCAGTTAGCTTTGTCTTTACGTGTGACACAGCCCATCTCAACCCTTGTCTCCAAATCCTTGATTTCTTTATTGAGAGCGGGGTCAACGACCTTCTCGCCGTAGGGGCCGCTGTAGTCCCCACGGACTTCCTTGAGTTTTTCCAGCCGCTCTGCCTCATAGCTGGCCGGTGGTGGCGGCAAATGCTCGAAGTCGAACTCTCTAGCAGCCTCATCATCTAGTTCTTGTTGCTGCCGCTTATGTAATTCTGTTATCGTGTTTTGGTAAACACGCCAAGCGTGCTGAGCATCACGGTTTTTATGGTCGGTCTCTACGATACATACGTGAGGGCGGCGCGAGTTCCGGAACTTACAATTCTGCTCCGACTGCGCCGGGCACCGCTCCATCCTGCCTTCCTCATCGTTATAATGATACCTTGTAAAACTAGTCATAATAATCACTTAGTGTTTTAGTTGAATATTTGCTAACAAACTTATATCCACTATACTATGATTGTACATCATATATTTTTTGCATGGTATCATCCCAATCGTCTTCGGCGCGTCGGCTACTTTTCTGCTGATTATTAAGCTCTAAAACACTCCCTTCGATGGAGGTGGATGTGGCACCAATCCCACCGCTATTATCGTTATTATTTGGGGTAGAATCACTAGGTTCGGCGCTGTTATTCTTCTCGACGGCCTCTTTCTTAATAGAAGCCATCATAGAATCACCGCCACCAGAAGCGGAAGAATACGACGATTTCTGCTGCTTCTTCCACCATTGAGCGATAGCATCCGCGTCCGCTGTAAAAATACCCTGGGCGTGACGGCCCACACCACCAGTCTGAACATAAACCCTACCCTTAGGGGTGCTCGGAATCTTATTCCCCTCATTGCTATCCAAAACCATTGTTGAGGCTGTAGAATCCACCCAACCAGCCACGATACGGTGATCGAAGTTAGCCCTAATCTCGCCGCCCACGATGCTGGCGTCAGGGCGCTGAATAGCGGCAACCAGGTGAACACCAGCAGCGCGACCAAGACGAGCAATATCACCAATAATAATATTACACTCGTCAATCATCTCATTATCGAGTTTCGTCCTATCCGTGTTACCTTTCTTCGGGATCATCAGCTGAGCCAGCTCATCAATCATCACCATGATACGGCATATTTGCTGACCGGTAGCAGCCCGCAGCTCACTTAGTTTCTTCATATAGGTGAGACCCATGCGAGAATACCTGTCAAGCATCACCTGGTGCGCGAACCTCAAAACAGTTAGAGCGTCCTCAAGAGTCGTGGCGACACCAAGTACGCTCGGGGCGTACTTACGGTACTCCGCCAGCTCCACAATCTTCAAGTCAATACCCAGGAACAACCATTCCTCAGGCCGCATAATACACCCGAAAATGAACGACCGCTGAATCACCGAATTATGGGTTACTACACTAGCGCCGTTCTCCCCGCCAACCATAAAAAGTTTCTCAGGGGTTTTTACTGAAATACACCGTGATTCCACCGGTGGTATCTCAGTTATCCTTTTGATACGCACAGTTCGCCTTCCACCATTTTTGAGGTAGCATATCCCGCCACCAAAGCCCCGCGGTTTTCTGCCACAATGGCACAAAAAATGGTCTGACATTTATATGCCAGACCATTCCCTATGATGAAAGAGCAAAAAAGCTCCTAATAGCTGGTGGGATACCCGCCCGTTGAAGAACTAGAAATACCCGCCAGCTCCTCAGACACTAGTCGGACAGTATCACTAATCGTGTAATCACGCAGGCTATCAACATCCACCAGGTAATACGTCTTTTCCGCACCATCTACCTGGAACACCTGCTCCACGAAGAACTTCTCGGGAACATTCTCCAAGTACCCATTAGAATACCCAGGGAACGCGAACCCCTCAACATGAACCAAAGAACCATCATCAGAAACATACAACGGCTTCTTCGACCGGACATCCTCAAGATACAGTTCTTCAGTACCCGCAACCTCAGCAGCCTGCACAATCTCCTCACGGAAATCAAGGATACTCTTCTCTTGGGCGAGAGCACGGATACTTTCGTCAAGTACCACAAGATCCTTAGGTAGGACGTCTACCCGGTTGTCCCGGACACGGACGTTCCGGTACGCTTGCTCCATGCGCTGCGCTATGTCAAAAATCTCTGGGTTCCTTGAGTTCAGCAGTCCGCTATTGTAGGCGCGCACAAAATCAGTGGAGTTACTGAAGAGCTGGTGCTTGCTGGCGAGCCAATCCTCAAAATCTGCTGATACCGAGCCTCGGGTTAAAAGTTCTGTCATAGGTGAATCCAATCGTTCCTAGTGTTGGTATGTATATCGTACTTAGAGTGATAGTTCGTTGAAACCGGAGGCGTGGATGACCTGTTTCATCCGGTCATAGGGTGGGACACAGCAGGCCGCAATTTTTGACACTAGTGTGGTGTCAATGAAGCTTTTCTGATCGTCCTTGATTTTGGCCCATTTGAGGTTGAGGAACTTCTCAGCTTCGCTTTTGGCGACGAGACGCCACGGCCCGGATTTGAACCAGTGGTCATTGATTTGGACTGTCGCGTCATCGTTATTGATCAGAACTATACCGAGAATATTTTTATAATTCTCGAGGTACTTGTACCATAACCAGACGGCGCCGCGCATACGGACTTTCCCTCCGGGAAATTTTCTGCGTTGTTTGGTACGTACCACTTCCCCGCCAGGGGCTACTGAGTAGAATCCTTTTCGCCATGTTTTTGTGTCTACTAGGATGATTTCGTGGCCGATCACCAGAATGTGGTCTGTGTCTTTTGTGTCCACGATACCTGATTCTTCATCTGCGACCTGATCCGAGTTGTCCTGTTCAGTGATTTCTTCTGGTGTCATCACTCGGAGCCGGGCGTCGGGTTTACCATCTTCTTTCTTTCTGATGCTCACCGAGTCAATGAGGACAACATTCGGTTTATCAGCAGCCCACTCTTGTAAGAACCGGGTGGTGTCCCGCTCGCCATCTAAGCCGATTTTCGCGGACTTCTGGTCAATTTGGGCGCCTTCCTGAGGGTTGTACGCCTGGTGTGTGAGGGAGGCGCCGGAAGACCCGAAGTAGCGGCGGCCCTCACGCAGCTTCTCATAAATGATGCCTTCTATCTCAAGGTTGAACGTGCCGGTAGGTTCAGTGATGGTGACTGGGCCTTGGGGTGCGGCTGGTGTGGCTTCGTTACTCATCGGCTTCCACCTTCGCGTCAAAGGAGACCCGGAAACCTGTCACCTGGTGGTCGCAGTCCAGCTCAACGTCTTGCGACTGGCCCGCCTCCAAGGATTGTGCCCCGCCGCCGCATTTCGCCTCGTCCTTGCTCGGTGAGAACCAACTGAGAGGGTTCATGATGTGTGCTGCGCCGCCGGTCACTGAGACACTAATGTTGCGCTCTGTCCTGTCTCCACTATTTTCTACGGTGGCGTAGGTTTTGTTATCACGCCTGATAATGTTGGTGACTTTCACCTCACCAGAGTCGGGGAGTTCCACGGCGGCAGCCACCGGTGTCTGCCCCGTACCGGATTCCAGTTTGGAGACCGCCGAGAAGACAAACAAGAGAAGTATCAGGATGATGGCGACAGTCGCGGCCCGCACAAACACCGACCCGACGGTGACAGCAGGCTTAAGTTTTGAGAGGCCGGGCAGAGTGAGAGCTTTTTTCGTGACCTGATCCACAGCGTTACCTGCTGTACCCAATATTTTGTGTACATCGAGGGTGAGGACCGGGGCGGCTTTCTTACCACCTTCTTCGCTACTGGCTTGTTCCTCAACCCCAGAGCGGCTGGTCTCGTACTCGTCCAGGCTGCTGGGGATCCCATCATCCAAGCTAATAGGTTCACCCGTGTAGTGCGCCAACAGCTCATCCTCAGACATAGAGTCAATCTGTTCCGGCGTCAAATCCGCGAACGCTTCGTCCATTCCACCTGTTGCGGTACCAGTAACGTCTTCGGCGATGTTCTCCCCTGCTGTCTTTGCCGCTGTGTCTTGAGAGGCCTTCACTGGTGCGGCAGGCTGGCTCTGCTCGGTGGAGGTAGTGTCCAGCGCAGGCAAACTAGAAGAATACCCGTTATCGACAGACCCGAAAATGTCCTCAAAAGATGTTACGGCGGCGGGCTGATCATCGAGTTCACCACGGTACGACGGGACATACCCCTCAGGTTCAGCAGCCTGTGCAGTAACAGCCACCGGCTGCTCGGCGGCCGCACCACCCCCACCTTCGGCGGGAGAACCTACATCGAAAACCAGGCCATCCCCCGGCGAAGAATTATCATAACTCATGCTTACACACTTCTCTCACTCTATAGAAAAATATCCCGCACCACGTAGAACTACTGCGGCAGCTCACGGAACACCCCGAAATCATAATCCGTGAAATCCACGTACCCACCCAAGGTGACCTCAAAACTATTCGACACCGCCACCCTGGTATCAGCCTCCCGGTACGTCAAAACATCCGCGAGCGCCGGGTACGTCACCTGGTACGCTTCTGGTTTCTGCGTCCGCGGTGGCGGCCACTGCCTCACCCTGTCTTTCGTCGGGGAGCTGAGGCTGTTGAGCGCGTCAACATAGACGGCTGGCGAGTCCACCCCAATACTGGTATCACGGCTGTTGTAAATGGTGTACCAGATGGGTTTACCGTCCTGGGATGCGAACTTCTCCTTCAGAGCAGTCGCAATCCTGCCCAAATGGGCCTCAACATCCCGAATGTTAGCGACATCAAAACGTATCCGCACCGGCAGGGTCCCGTCAGACGCCATCGGAACCCGTCGGGCGGTGTTGATGCGCATGAACCCTGACGAGTCGCCAGAGGGCGGGTAGAATGTCACAGAAAGGCTGTAAACATTGTGTGCCTCCAGCGCAGGCACAGCAGCTCTGCCCGAAAGCACGGTGCTTCGGGTCGCGTCAGAAACAAACGTCTTACCCGCCACATAGGCTTTTTTGACGTCCTGTTGCTTCTCCCACATGCTCATAGCGTCCGTGAGGTCACGCGACGGGCGGGCTACGAAATACCCGGTGCCGTCCTCAAGGCCGTAGGTGGTGCCCTTCCGGCCCCCGCGGGTCTCAGACACCACAGAAGACACTGCGCACATGATTAGGCCACTGGTTGGTCGGGTGCTTTTCATTAGTTCCCCAATGGTGGTGGTCCTCAGCCCCGGGATGCGTTTCTTGATCTTACTCAACGGGTGTGCCGACAAATACATGCCCACCTTCGACCCCTCAAGCTGAAGCCGGTTCAGAAACGCGAAATCCTCACCCGTGTAGTCCTCACTCACAGTATCCAGGTCGTCGAACCCGGCAAAAATGTTATCCGTATCCGCCAGCTGCCGTTTCGCACCAGAAAGGATGTCCGAGACCGCCTCATACACCCTCTTACGGGACGCACCGAACACATCAAACCCGCCCGCGAGCGCAATGTTCTCAAAAATCTTCTTATTTGTGACACCCGCTTTATGGCAGCGCAGGATGAAGTCTTCCACGCTAGTGAATTGTCCCGCACGGTTGCGCTCTTGGACGATCGTGTCAGCGGCTTCTTGGGAGACGTGTTCTACGCCGGAGAATCCATACAGAATGGAGTTTGGTTTGTGTGGGTTTGCTTTGATTTTACTGCCGGAGGCATTAACGTTAATGCTCTCGAAGGTGATACCCATGCGCTCGGCTTCTTTCGCGTACTCGAAGCGGCGCTGCTTATTACCAGAGCTGAGGGTCTGCTCTAGGCAGGTTGCCATGAACTCCACAGGGTAGTTCGCCTTCAAATACGCTGTCTGGTACGCAAGGATACTGTATGAGTACGAGTGTGAGTTATGGGACACGAGACCGTTAGCAATAAAGTTTGCTGGCCCGTCGTCAGCCATCATAATGTCGTAGGTCATCTCCCGCAGCACAGAACCATTCTTCAGCACCTTCGGGGGGATGATCTCAACAATCGGGTCACCATTCTCAATGTGGTGCCGCATAAGCGCAGCATCAATCTCATCACGGTAGTTCTCAGGAGTCAAATAAACGAACGGTATGTCGTTCCCATACTTTTTCTCAACGAACCACTGACGGCCGCGCCGCAACCCATCCATCTCAAAATACAGGCCATCGGCGTAAAAGTCGGTAACACGGGTTGTGCCGTTGACGCTAGTAAATGTTTTGTGTATCTCGAAATCCACGCCGCGGGCAAGAAGATAATTCCCGGCAACAGCTTCGCAGATGCTATCCGCCATACGACCGTCATCCATGACAGTGGGTTTACCGTAACCTTTGTGCCCGCCCCGAGAACGCCGATTTTGTTGGTCTTCCAGTATTCTCTTAGACCATTCAGAGTCATTATTCCAAAGGTTGCGCAATGCTTCGCGCATATGTTGGGCAACTTTGATGCCGCGCTCAGGGTGTATTTGCGCTATACGTTTCTGGTGTTTTGACCTATCTTCAAAAGATAAAGTGGATTGATAATAGGTCATCCATTCTTTACACTTTTCCCTATTTTGATCGCTCTTGTTGTATCGAGTCATATTGGCGCTACACATCCGGCGCACATCGTCAGAAATTCGTTTAGTCCAGTTGGGGTCGTGGATAAGCTCAACGCCAGCAGCCAGGCCGCCGTCTTTCACAGTGTGGTACCCGTCAGTGGTGAGCATCCTATGATCTTCGGTGATACGGATGGTGCGCCCGGAAGCGGTCTTCACTGTCCATAACGGTTTCACACCGGTTTTTACTATCTCTGCGACACGGTGTAACCCGAAAGAACCATCTTCTTTCATGGACATGATTTTGATGTCACGGTCACCATTCTCCCACCGCTCATACAGGTCTTTCACTTCGATTTTAATGTTTTCATCTGTAAGAATTTTCGTTCGACCGTATAAACATTTATTAAAGGCGTACTTAGAGAACTCAACAACCTTTTCCCATAGTATATTCATAGCTTCCAGACTATACCCGTTATCTTGTCCACCCTGGAGAAATTTAGGTTGCATAGACATCATCACATCGGTTTTCTTCTTACCGATGGCCTTGCGGAGCATGTCACCTTCTTGCTCGGTCATGCCACAAATTTTTTGGGCGATCTCGATCACCTGCTCCTGGTAGACAATCAAGGATGCGGTGGGTTCGAGGATGTCGTCGAGGACGGTGCCTTTGAATTCTGGGTGGATAGGTTCGATGGGTTCGCGCCCGCCGATGCGGTCGGCGTATTTTGTGTGGGCGTTCATGCTCATGGGGCCGGGCCGGTAGAGTGCGGTGATTGCGGCAATATGGTCCACTTCGGTGGGGTTCATTTTGCGTAGTAGTTCTTGTACGCCGGGTGAGGAGAGCTGGAATACGGCGATGGTGTGCCCGGCGGCCAGCATGGCGTAGGTTTTTTTGTCGTCCATGTTGCCCGCGATGATTTCAGGCATACAGGGCGGTTCTTTCCCAGCGTCAATAATAGCCTGTACGGTGTTTTGGATGATGTCTACCGTATCGAGACCAAGGAAGTCGATTTTGATGAGCCCGAGGTTTTCGCAGGCGGGGTATTCGTATTCGGTGAGCGCGTTCTGCTTATTATCGCGCGCTACGGGGATGACGTCGCTGAGTGGGTGTGAGGATAGGATCACGCCGCAGGCGTGGGTGCCGATGGATTTGGTGCGGCCCTCAACAGCGAGGGCACCTTCCACGACTTTCTTCCATTCAGGGGCGGATACGGCGTCCCGGAAGTCTGCGCCTTCGGGGTATCGTTCTGATTCTTGGTTGAATACTTCGGCGAGGGAGCATTCTTTGCCGTCTTTGACGCCGGGTAGGAGCGCGCTGATGCGGTTTGTTTCTTGGAATGGCATACCGTAGATGGATGCGATGTCTTTGAATGCTGATTTTGCTTTGAGGAAGCCGTGTGTGACGATGCGGGCTGATTTGTTGCGCCCGTAGGTGTCACTGGTGTGTTCGATGACGGATTCGCGGTGGACGGTGTTGTAGTCGGTGTCGATGTCGGGCGGTGAGCCTGGTTTGACGACTTCGATGCTTGTGATGGTGTGCTGGGTCATGTTGGTTATCCTTGGCTGGTTTGGGTGATGGCGTGGAAGACGGTGATTTGGGTGATGGTTTTTGCGTGTTCTGGTGTTCGCATGGTTTGGTCGAAGCCGTTCATGAATACGCCCAGGATGGGTTTGAGGTGTTGTGGGCCGCCAATGTTTTTGAGGAATTGTAGGACGGGTTCGCGTTGGCCATTGAAGGGGAGTTGGTCGGCGATGTTTTTGTTGGTTTTGGTGGTGGCGAGGATGAGTACTGCGGCGAGTGCGTCGATGATGTCGCCGAGGAGCTGCTGGTAGTTGATGTTTTCTTCTTCGGCTTCGTTGAGGGTGCTGTAGACGGCGCCGATGTCTTTAGCACTGATGGCGTGTAGGATGCGGTCGGTGTATCCTCCAGTTTCACCGTCAAGCCCGGTGGCGGTTAGGCGCTCTAGGGCGGTGAGTGCGTCTCGGACGGACCCGTGCCCTTCAGTGGCGGCGGCGGTAATAATGTCGTCGCTGATGTTGAGATTGTCGTCTTGGGCGACGCGGGCCAGGTACTCGGTGAGGGCGCGCTTAGGGACTGGTTTGAATGTGAAGTCTCGGGTGCGTGATTTCACCGCTGGGGACACGGAGAGCCCTTCGGTGGTACAGAAGATGAAGACAACGTTCAGCGCCTTGTTACGGTTCTCTAGCGGGATGAGGAATTTGTCGAGGGCCTGCTTAGAGAGACGGTGCACCTCGTCACAGATCATGATGTTTTGTTTGCCGGGTTGGTTCATTTTGGCGTCTTCGATAAGGCGGTTCACATCATCAATACTACCGTAGTTTGACATGGACTGGTACCGCACCCCTGGGTGCTCATCATTGTCAATAGCGACGCATTCTTCACAGGTGCCGCACGGGTCGGGGCTGTCCGCTGGGCGGTTGAGACAGTTCAGGGCTTTGGCGAGCACAAACGCGGCAGAGGTTTTGCCGGAGCCGTGGAGCCCGGTGAACAGGTAGGCTGCCGGTACGGTTCCAGTAATGACATCTTTTTTGAGCGCACCCATGATCGGGTCTTGGCCGATAATGTCGTCAAATGTGCGTGGCTGGTGTTTCTTATAGAGTTCTTGATACATCTGTGTTCCCTTATCCCTTCAATCCTCGTTACTGTTTTTCGCTCGTAACCGTGTCGTCAATCTCAATCGTCATGCCGGGCTTGAGCTGGTGAACATACTTATTCCCTTCACCAACAACCGTGATTGTATCCGACGCGATGCATTCCCGGTAAAGCCCGTCATCTAAGGTGATGCCGTGAATGTTACCGCGGCCCACCCCCAGGAACCGGGCAAACGACAGCCCGTACTTGATAGGGTCCACATCCGTGATACCCAGAGTGTACGCCACCGCAGACCCGGCAGCAGAACCACGCCCAGGCCCCACCGGGGAGGCAACGATCCGGCCGCTCTTATCCCTAATCGAATACTTCTCAACAGCATCTTTGATGATACCGGCCACCAGCACCATGTACCCGGCGAAATCGGATGAAATCAGCACCTCAAGCTCGAACTCCAGCCGCTCCTTAATCGCTGGTTTCTCATCCTCCGGGTAGTGACCGAACCGCTCCCTAGCGCCCTTAGACACCAAGTGTTTCAGGTAGGTTGCTGCGTCAGGGCAGCCCGGCGGCAGAATCGGCTCCGGCCGGGCGGTATCATCATACCCCATGCTGATACCGCGGGCACGGTCCATGATCTTCACCGTGTTAGCCACCGCGCCTGGAAACTTATCTTCCGGGAATAGCGCCAGCATCTCTTCCGCAGATTTCAGGTAATAGTCTTCACCGTCGAACGCGAACCGTTTACCCCCATCCTGGTAGGTTGGTTCACTCATTTTCGTGTGAGTCTGTTTCGCCAGGAACTCTTCGTGGTGAACATGCTCCCCCTTGTGCGCGTAATGGCAGTCGTTGGTGGCCAGCAGCTCCAGCCCAAGGTCAGCAGCTAGTTTCAGTTGCTTCGGCAGAAGCTCCCGCTCCAGTGCCCCACGCATGTTATGGTTCATCACCTCAACATACACGTTCTCCCTACCGAAAACCTCCAGGAGCCACCGGGCGTAATCGTAGGCTTTCTCATCCTGCCCAAGCCGGAACCTGGTAGCGATCTCCCCAGACGGGCAGCCCGTGGACACCACAAGCCCCTTGGAGTGCTCAGCGAGCATGAATCGGTCAATACGCGGGTACTTGCTGAGTTTATGGTCGGGGTGGTTCGCCAGCTCTGTGAGCTTATTCAGGTTCCTCAGCCCCTCGTTGGTGACCGCCCACACGGTGAGGTGTAGGTATTTACCGCGGGCTGACACGTCCCCGTCACTGGTGCCGTCCGGGTTGCCGTAGAACACGGGTTCACGGTTTTTCGCGCCGAGCTTATGCTCCGGGGCCACATAGAACTCGCAGCCGGGCACCGGGACGATACCGGCTTTCTGGCAGGTTTTCACCAGGTTGTAGATGCCGAGCATGTTCCCGTGGTCGGTCAGGCCCAGGCCGGGCTGGCCGAGACGGACGGCCTCATCCACGTATTCTTCCACCGTGGAGAAACCATCCAGGATGGACATGTCGCTGTGCGTGTGTAGGGATACGAATTGTGGTGTGTTGCGACTCAATGAATTCTCCTCAAGAAAAGGGTGGTGGGTGTGTTAGAGGCGTTTAGCCAGGGCTAGTAGCTCACGGTCGGTCAGTTCCCGTTGGGCATCCCCAAACACGTCCTTGAAGGAGCCGATGACGGACCCGTTCTCTTTCGTGCTGAAAAGATTCCCCGCCGGGACGATAGCAACCTGGATAACCCGCTGCGAATCCGGCAGAGGCACCTCCATAACCTCCGGCTCACGCCGGTTGATGTTACGCACATCCAACAGGATCACACCAATGTCTGCGCCACCCACCTTGAAGATCGGGGCGTGGTTCGCGGCAATATCCAGCAGCCACGGGGTGATGTCCCGCCCCTGGTACTCCCAATAGTTCTGGCTGGTTGGTAGTTTTTTGAAACGAGTGGTTCGTGTGAGGCGTTGAAGCTGCTGCCGCAGGTAGACGGGGTACACGTAGTAGGCTTTCTCATCCCACATCAGGTACCCGCCACGCTTCGGGTACCTGCGCAGCACCCTATCCAACAAAGTAGGCTCTTTGACAGTGGTGAAGGACCAGTCATGATTAGCAGCGTCCAACGATAACTGTTCTGTCACCTCGGGCTTGAACAGGTTGATCGGTGTCTTTCCGCCCAGGATACGTGCTTTCGGCAGCAGACGGTACGTCACCCAGAACAAGGCCACCGACACCGGGATGGTGGCGTACACAGCCGCCTGTAGACTCATGAGCACGGACGCGAACATAGCACCCGCAATATAGGTGGCGATACCAGAGATTGTGAGAGCAGTCCACCGGGACACGGACGAGATTTTCATGAACGACCATGTGAGGCTAACAGCCCACCCCGCCCAGAGCGAGAACGCCCACGCAATATTAGCGCCACTGTACGGGTCGAACGCCAACCCGGAGGTAATCGCCAAGCTTGAGAGCGTCGTCATCACCACAATAGAAATAATGGCCTTCGAGAAACCAGGGAACGCCTGGAACACGAACAACAACACGGTCCCCGCAGCGAACCACATCACCGGCAGCCACGTCATCTTCGGCGCCTGACTGTAGAACGACCCTGCGAGCACTATCGTTGCAACAGCACCGATAGTGAGAAGTTTCAGGTTTTTCTCCAGGAACCGACCAATACTACCGGTGAACATTTGTACTATTTTCCGCATACGCCACTCTCAACTAGATTATATTTCTCAAGGATGGGCCGGATACGGGGCGGCTCGTACAGGCTGGATTTCATAATCTTCCCGTCTTCACGGTAGATAGGTTTGCCGTCCTCATCCAGTTTACTCATGTTGGAGCGGTACACTTCCGCCAGCACCTCATCAAGCGGCAGCCCGTAGGTGAGGGCCATACCTGCGATCACGAAGCACATGTCCGCGAGCGCGTCCGCTGTCTCGATCGGGTCGCGTGGCGAGTCCCCGGTGACGGTGATGTTTCGCTGGTATGCTTCCATGATGGGCCTGGTTTTTTGTTCGCCGACGGTGGCGGTGAGTAGTTCGAAGAATTCTTCGGCGATGAGGTTTAGTCTTAATTGTAGTGTGCTGGTGGAGTTTTGGAGGGTGTGCCCGCCGACGGGGTGGCCGAATGCCTGGTGGAATGCGGTGACGTGCCGTGTTAGTGTTGATGGGGCGCGGGTGGCTGTGTCGTAGAGTGTTTGTGAGCAGCCGGTGGTGTCGGTATAGAGGGTGTCGTCGGGGTAGTCGGTGATCATCACATGGATGCTGACGGGGAGCGGCCCGATAAGGTTCCGGGTTGCCTGTAGGAGTTCTTTTTTGAGGGCGTTGTTGCGTTGGTTGTATTCGGTGAGGCATGGGCAGTCTTCGTTGATGCCGGGGTTGTGGTCGCAGTCTCGGTAGGGGTCTCCCCAGGTTGGGGTTGCGATGGTGAGGATACCTGCGGGGGTGGATTTGATGTGTAGTCTGGTGAGTTTGGCCTCTAGTTCGTGTGACAAAAACGGGGCGGGTGCCCAAGTTGTGGTATTCACAGTATTTTTGTTTCCTTGTGTATTTTTAACTGTTTATACCATAACTATTGCGGGCGGTTTTTGTCAAATTGTGGTGTGATTCTGGTTATAGCATTTTGGCGGCGATGGTGCCGTTTTGTTGGTATAGGGTGGTGTTGAGGAACCAGAACCCAGGATGCCCGTCTTTCTCGTAGCTGTTGTCTTTGGTGAGGCCGATGATACGGACGTCATCAATGGTGGTGGCACCGTTCGGTTGAGGCCGGTGCGCGGAGTATGTGCTGACGTATTCGGTGTGGTAGTGCCCGTGGAACAGGGCGCGTGGGGCTACTTCGTTGACGACAGACCCGAGGAGGATACGGTTCATAGCGCACGCTGCCTCTACCCGCGGTTCGGGTTTGTAGCCGAGGCGCCCCAGTGGGGTGTTGACGCCTGCGGGTGCGTCGTGGGTGAACATGAAGTCTACCCGGTGCCCCTCTTGCTGGAGTGTCAGGGCGTTGGCGACAGCGGCTTCTACGTCAACGCCGGTGATGTATTCGTCGGGGAACCAGTCTTTCCCGGCTGTCCGGTATTGCCGGTCGATGCTTCCTGCCCCGCCGAGCCCGAGGCAGTGTGCGCCGCCGAGGTTGAAAACGGTTCCGCGCATGATGCGGACAATGTTGGTGCCGAGCTGCTGGAACCCGTCTTCTACAACCGGGTGGTCGCGGTAGGTGTCGAAGGGTTCGTGATTACCGTCTACGAAAAACACCATGATACCCTTTTTGGCCAGGAGGTTGTTGAGTTTGGTGAACTCACTGGTGCCGGGGATGAACCCAAAATCGCCGAGCTGGACAATAGTGTCGGTGCCGAACCGTTGACACATGTAGACGGCCTTGTTCTTGACCCAACTGTAGTTGCCATGCCAGTCACCCGCGATAACCGCTTTGGTGGTATTTTTGAGGTGTTCCCTAATGTTTTCCATATTCCCTACTATACCAAATGAGATTTAATCTTTGAGTTCGAGAGCTTTATCCTGCCCGAATTGTACAAACCTGGTGGACTGCTCAATAACGGTTTCCGCCACTGGCTGTTCAAGGTTTTGTATGTTGTCTGCGGTGGGCGCCCATTCTTTGAAGCTGGACACCATGTCGTGGTGCTTGCGTCGCGGCCCGCGTTTCGTCTCAACAGGGTCTTGGTGCTGTGGTCGGGTGAGGTCTAGCTGCCAGGTAAGCGCGTGCCTGCTGGCTTCTAGGATCGCAGGGTAGTCTATGCCAGTGGTTTTAGCCGGGTCTATATTGACTACTTTTTGGCGTAGGATGGGTGCGGTCTCGTGGTGGAACCCGGACCCGTCAATACTGGTGCTTTTGAGCCGTTCGAGGATGACGCCGGTTACCTCGGCGGCGCTTAGGGTTGCGGCGTCCACCGTGGGGAAGTCTATTTGCGGGCGCTGCGCCACGTTATGGAATTCTGGTGTGAAAACCCCGGTGCTGTCATCCCAGATGGTGTACCCGCGCCCGAGTGTCCCTTCGTTGTCGGAGAAGCCGCGGCGGATCAGCGACCCATTGTAATAGACCCCGTTCTCCTGGGGGCCTACCCACCCGCGTTCGTGGATGTGACCGAGCGCCATCACATCCCACCCCATTGTGAGGAAGTGCTCAGGGATGACGATTTCTCGCGGTGATTCTTCTACCCGGATGCGTTCTTTCAGGAGCGGGTCGATCACGGAGCCGTGGGTGGCGAGAATATTAACACCGCCCTCTATGGGGGTGACTTGTGACATGGTGTCCGCTTGGGAGCGGTACATGTGGTGTGAGATCATGTGAACATACACGTCGGGGAGTACTTGGGATACCACGTAGGGTTCGGCGTGTGAGAGGATTCCCCGGTCGGGGTCGTGCGCGATCTTGGAGGCGGCAACATCACCCTTGTAGTCGGTCACGTCGTGGTTGCCTGCGATGATGCGCACCGGGATGTTCGCGGCCGCCAGCTTCTTGAGGCCGTCTTGGAAAGTGATGATAGCCCGCACAGTAGGTTTGGGGGTGTGGAAGGAGTCTCCGGAGATGACAACGAAGTCCACGTTCTGGGTGAGGATGTCGTCAATGAGCGCCTGGTAGGCGGTGTACCCGTCAAGTTCCCGGATGTTCACTTCGTCACGTGTCTTGTTCCCGGTCTTGTACCCTAGATGAAGGTCGGAGAGGTGCGCGAACCGCATAAAATCTTGTGTCCCTTCCACATGTTATTCCCTGAACTATTATACCACACCAGCTCATGATGCCACGGGGCTGCCGGTTTCATGTGGCTACGCTGGTGAGGTCAGCGAGCGCCTTATACATGAGCGTGTCATCGGGGACATAGCTACCACCGGTCAGATCGTGTGAGAGCTGTAGCACAATACCGCACATAGCCTTAATCCTCCCTGAGCCAGCGGTACGGGCCTTCCGCCTCTTCTTCGTGACAGACCACCCGGCCTTCAACCCCAGGGCCTCAGCGAGCGCCTTATCACTGGCCCTGGGGTTCTTTTCGATGGCGACCGAGATGGCGTGCAGTGTGACAAGATAGTTTTTGAGGAAATTTGTGACGAAGATACCGTTTTTGCGGGTGTCTTCGAAGATTTTGTACGCCTGTGCTGTGTCCCCGGCCAGTATGGCGTCCGGGATGCCCCAGGGTGGTTTCACGCCGGGTATTGCGGGAAGGTACACCATGACCTCTTCGTAGGTGATGTTCTCCTGCTCGCTCTTGCTGAGTTGGGATAGTCGTTGTGCCACCGTGTAGGCGTTCTCTTTGTCTTCGCCCAGGTAGTCGATAATGAATTGTTTTGCGGCCGCGGGTAGGTGGAGTTTAGCGAATGCGTTAGTGGCGTGGTTTTTGCTGCTGGTGGTGTCTGATGTTTTGGTGACACTGTTGGGGTAGTGTTTGAGCGTGTTGGTGAGTTTCCGGGTCTGGGTTTTGGGTAGGCTGGTGTGGATGATGAGCCCGGCGGACACGTCCTCGGGGGTGAGGCCGCTGTTGAGGCGGGTGACGATGAGGTCTACATCGGTTTTTTCTTTGAGTTCTAGGGTGTAGGTTTTGGGTTCGTCGAAGATGCTGTTGCCGGTGAGTTCTGCTGGTGTGCTGATGGCGGCGGCTGGGGCGCCGATACTGGCGATAGTGTCGGCGAGCGTGTGGGCGACGTACCCCTCAACGGGGTCTTGGATGAGGGTGATGTTAGAGTTTTTGGATGCTTCCATAGTCTTTGATGTTACCTTCGGGGAAGAGGTAGGTTTCGTGGGTGGGGTGCTGGCAGAGGATGGAGAGGGAGTCGGTGGAGTGCGGCGGGTTGTCCCCTATGATGAACACGTATCCTTTAGGTATTTTCTTGCTGTAGCTGCTGCTGATACGGCATTTCAGCCCGCCGGTGGTGGCGTATTCTTCGCCGTTGACTTTAAGTTTCCCGGCCTCTACGGTGATGGTGTCTCCGGTGGTTGCGGCGACACGTTTAATGAGGGTTGGTTTGGTGCGCCCTTGCGGCACCCAAGCCTCTGGTGTTTCACCGACGATAATGTCATTTTTTTGGGGCGTGTCGTGGGTTTTGGTGAGCGTGATCCGGTCTTTGTCTTTGAGGGTTGGCTCCATTGATTGGCCGGACACGACGTAGGTGTCTTGTTGGGTGGTGTTTTTCTTGAGCACCTGCGGGAAGAGGAGGGCTGCGAAGATAGCCAGGTCAAGGACGAACACCATAATGACGATGAGGAGGATGGTGTAGAATAACGGTTTTTGGCGCGGGTCAGCCCATTCTGGGGCACCGTGACGCCGGGGTTTAGTGTCCCGGTGCCGGTACTGGTTGATAGTTGGCGCTGCCGGTGGTTTGCTGGTGCTCATCCTTTGCTCATCGCCCTGAAGTTGTTGCTCACAGCCATGAGTACGTTCTGGTTAATCCTTAGGGCGGCCGCCGCCGTGTTGTACTGGTCGAGAAGAACCATCCACTCGATCATTTCATCTTCGAACCGTTCAGCTTTCATTTGAGCGAGCTTGTCTTTAAACTTCCCAGGTTTACCTGGCGTGGAGAGGTAGGTGCGGTCAAGCTCCCGCTTATACCGTGTTTCAGCGGCTTTAAGTTTCGCTGAGCAGATTTGCTGCTGATTGGAGACCCGCCACGCTTCTTGCGCTAATTCCATGAGTCTTTCGTTGAGATCAACGAGGGATGCGTAGTCTCCGGTTGGTTTATGCTCAGAGACAGGCTTCATGTTGATGTTAGGCAGGTTTATTTTGGGGATGTCGCCGGGTGGTATATAGTTAGCGTCCGGTGCGACTGGTTCTTGCGACAATGTTTATCCTCTGGTTCCGTTCTCACTGTAGTATAACAAAACGCAGGGCACCTGGTTGTTTGGTCGCCCTGCGTTTGTAGTGAGTGCACCCCTGGTATTGGGGGGTGTGGCTGATTTATAGAGCAGTGTAATACCCATCAACCGGCATAATATTCACCGGGTGGATACGTGTACCCTCGGACGGGTTAAGAGCGGACACCATCATCCCGTCCCCCAGGTAGATACCAACATGGTTATAACCGCCCTGGAAGATAATGTCACCAGGTTCAGGGGTGCTGGTGGGGCGCAGCTCGTCCTTCATGGCGAACGTGTAAGCGGTGGTTTTGATGCCGTGCTGCGCGAGAACCCAGGAGACGTAACCGGAGCAGTCCCAGGCTTTGAAGGATTTACCGCCCCAAATGTAGGTGCCGCCGAGCCCGGTTTTCGCGGTCTCAACGATAGCGGCCTTGGTCTTGTTGTTGCTGGTGACGGTGGGGGCCTTGGTGTTGGTGCCGCCGGTGGCCTGGTAGTTCACAGGTACACCCTGAGCAGCGGCTGGGGCTTTAGTGCTAACCCCGCTGGTGCCCTGCCGGGGTGCCGCCTTGGCGGGGGTCGTGGCGGTACTCGTAGCTGGTTGCTGTTTCACGGTTTTTGGGGTGTTCCCGGCGGACGCTGGTGCGGTAGCGGGTGACGACTGGGCGACGGCGGGTTGTGTGGGCTGCGGCTTAGGGGCCTCAGTGGTACCCTGTGCTACGGCCGGGGCTGCCTGCTCGGCGGCTGTGGTGGTTGGTGCCGGGGCGGGTTTCGGGTCGCTCTTCGGCTGTTCCGGCTGCTTCTGGGCGGGGGCCTCGGTGCGCGGCACAATAGGTTTTCCGTCCTCGTCTAGGACGGTTGGTGACTCGGTCACCTTGGTTTTGAGGCCGAGCTCCTGGATACGCTTAGCATCCAGCTCCCTGGCGGCTTCCTGCGGGGTTTTCTTGACCGCGGGCGCATCATGCGTGTTCTCTGTCAGCTGCGGCCCAGCCGCATCCTGGAAGAAAGATGAGGCGTTGTCCTGTACGGCGGACACGGGGTCTACCTTCGGAGCGGGCTCTTGCGCGAGCGCCGTTGAGGTGCTGCCAACAAGTAATGCGCTGAGTGCGAGCGCGGTGAGGGTGTGTTTCTTTTTGTGTGATGCTACCATCTGGTGCCTTTCGTAGATAAAAATCGCAAATGTAGTTTACAGGTTTATTGTGGTTGTGTCAAAGTGAGCACGGTTTTGCCATATCGTAGCCCGGTGTAAGGTAAATGACGGGTTTAATGTTTTATGAGTATTTTTCATGTGGTGGAATAAAAAAGAATGTTGCGTCGCAACATTGTATAAAGTTGCGGCGCAACATTTTGAATGCTTAGATGGGTCGTTTATAGGTGCTGAATAGTGACCGTGTTATTCTCCCAGAGCAGCCGTGTTTTACGGCCGTTCTTCACGAAATCCTGGTATACGCGGTCTCCCTCAGTGACCTCACTGGTGACTGGGATGCCGAAGGCTGAGGCCCCTCCGTTGCCCTGGTAGTGGCTGTAGATCGCGCCGGGACGCCAGAACTCCTGTGTCCCGTACCGTGGCGTCCAAGTGAGGGTGATACCGGAAGAGAACTCTTGAGAGTACATCCCTGTGGCCCGGTCGTATGTCTCACCGGAGATGGGGTAACCGTACCTGGCTGGTGTTTTCATGTAGGTGCCGCCGATCGCGCCGCGTGTCCACACGCTCTGCCCGCCGTGACGCTCAGACCAGTAGACGCGGTGCCCGGAGGTGAAGTCTTGCGCCCACACCTTGGAGCCGTTGATGACACCAAGGTGCTGTTCGTGACCTACCGGGTCTCCCACTTTGTTCTTGTTCTGGTTCCAGTAGGCGCCGATACCTGTGTTGATGTTCAAGAACCCGCCCTGGGCGAAGTGGACATCACCGTTCGGCTGCACCTTACCCACCTCATCTGGGGACTCAATGATACGGGTGCCGCCCGCCTCCGTCCAACTGAACCGTGTGACCTTACCCGACTGGGTGCGGTAGTCCTGGTAGATGCCCCCGCCCTCACCGGCTATCTCTGAGGTCATGGGCGCACCCCACCGGGCGTAGCCGCCGGTGTTCTGCCACATGTTGTAGATCCCGCCGTGCCGCCATTGCTTGTGGGTGCCGTTTTTCTCGGTCCAGGTGAGCCGCACCCCGGACGTGTAGTCCTGGTAGTACATGTCACCCTGTTTGGTTTCGTTGTTGATGGGGTACCCGAAGCCGTTCTCGTTGCCGTTGCGCACCCAGGCGGCACCGATCGCACCCCGCAGGTAAATATCGTGGACTGCGCCGGTGGTGCCGTTCCATAGGACACGGTACCCGTTGCTGAAGTCTTGGGCCGCCCCAGCACGCAGTTTAAGTTCTTTCCCGATGGGGTCGCCGAGCCGGTTCTTGTTCTTCTCCCAGTAGGAGCCGATGCCGGTGCGGATGTTTAGGAACCCGCCGCCGCTGAAGGAGCGATCCCCGTTATCGTGGGCCACGGTGGTTTCTACGGCGGCACCGTTAGACCCCCACTTGGAGCGGTAGTTCGCGTTCGTGGCGAAGCTACGGAACTCACCATCTGATCCGTTGTAAATGTTGGAGTCCCCGGCGTACGGGCCAGCCGATGAGTACTGCCACAGGTCGAAACTGGTAGAACCGCCAGGCATGTACCCTGGGCGGGTGGCGTAAGACGCAATATGGAGCGGCATATGGTTGAATTCGGAGGTATTACCCATACACTGCTGCCACCAGCCCGTGGTGGAGTATATGGTCGGGAACCTACCCGTGAGCTGCTTGTAGGTGGAGGTGAAGTCACGCACCCACGAGGTGAGCTGCCCCGGAGAGAGGTTGTAACAGGTGTTACCCAGGCTTGAGTAGGGGTTATATTCGATGTCAAGCATCCCTGGGAGGGTTTTGCCGTCTGCGGACCACCCTCCCCCGTTGTTCACGAAGATACGGGCCTGCTCGGCACCGGATGATTGTGTGGGGATGGCGAAATGGTACCCGCCAGTCAGTAGCCCGTGCTCACGAGCACCCGTGTAGTTTTGGCTGAAATACGGGTCTTTGTAGCTGGTTCCTTCACTCGTTTTGATCCACGCGAATTTGGAGCCTGCCCGCGCCTGGGAGCCCCAGTCGATGTTGCCCTGGTGGTTGGAGACGTCTTGGCCGTGGACCCCGAAGTTTGGCCGCCAGGCCCGGCCGCCGGAGAAGAAGCTCGCACCGTGTTGTTTCCCTTGTCGCTCGTTCGGGTTGTTACCTTGCGGGTTTGGTGCCCCGAGCTTGGATTTTTCGCCGTACCCGAGGGACGCCCCGCCAGTGCGCGCCCCTTCTTCGGGGGTGCTGGCGATAGGTTTCACCCCGTCAATGGTGTCTGGTTTATCGTTAGCGAGCGCTGGTGCGAGACTGGTGGAGACAGTGACAGCTGCCAGGCCGGTGATGATTGTTTTCTTGATTGCTGATTTCACTAATGTTTTTCCTTCAAATGTTTCCGTGTGCACAAAATTTGTGAAATATCGCATAAAATAATGGGGTACCGTGCTGTGAGTACCCCATTATTTCAAACCCTATACGGGCAGTTCGTGTATTTAATTATTATTGCGCTACCGGTTTTATTGCAGGTTGTAGAGCCAGTTCGGGTTGAGCAGGTTCACGCTGTGGCCGTTGTACACCACACCTGGCACACCGATGCTGCCGGTCTGCTCCCTGAGGGTGGTCTGCGCGTCAGAGATAGCTTGCGCGAACTCTTCATTGTTCAAATCGCCCACGAGAGTATTGAACTTGTCCACTGCCTCCTGGTTCGCCCCGGCAGCTTTGAGCAGGTCAATGATTTGTTCATTCGATAGAGACGCACCTTCACGCGGCGCGTTCTTGAAAATCAGCTCATGGAATTTCAGGAGCGCTTGTGGGTCAGCGGATGCGGCATCAAAGGCGCGGGCAACGCGAGATGAATAGTCTTTCGTGTCTGAGGCCCGGTCCAGGATAGTCATCACATGGAGCCTGACCGCGATCTCCCCGTCCTCTACCTTTTTCTGTACTTGACCGCCCCAGGTGGCTTCGAAGTTGCGGCAGTGCGGGCAGAGTGGGTCTTCGTACAGGTCAAGGACGGGCAGGTTGTCTTTGTCGCGGTTCTTGATGAGGTAGGTGACTGGGTTTTCACGGGTGACGGCCAGTGATGATGCCACGGGGCGGGTGTTCTTATCGCTTGTGGTTGTCTGGTTTGAGAGGACCCCGATGCCGACAGCCAGGGCTGCTGTTGCGATGAGCGCAATAGTCATGATAATGATTTTCTTGGCCCGGCCACTGGTTTTTTTACTGTTGTTGCGGGCGGTAGCTCGCGCCTTTTTTAGGATTTTCTCTTTATCAGCAGGTGCGATGCCGCCGGTGTCCTTGTCCTCGGGGTTATTTTCGTGTGGTGTGCTGCTCATGAATACTCTCCTATGTTGGTTTAATGTGTAATAGGTTGCGGTTGTTTGAGTTTTCTGGAACGTGTCAGGATAACCGACACGTTCCCCCAAAAGTGGGGCTGGTGGGCCAGTCGAGTTTCTAATCTACATCATACCAGTTCTCAAAGTTGGTGTAGACACATTCCGAACGTGACTCAATGTCGGCAACGAAATCATCCACCTCGACCTCGAACTCCTCCTGCGTTGGCGTGAAATTCAGGGTATCAGCCCACACATACCTCCGGTCTGGGGTGTGGCCCACCAGAACCCGAGCAACAGTACTGTTCTCTGCGGCCTGGTCCAAATCACGCCAGATGCGGTGCGGCAACTCAAGGTACCCGTTCTGAAGGTCAGCCACCCACGCCTGCTGCTGCGCACCCTCAACAACGATTTTACCGTGAGAGGCCCGCCCACGCATGGGTTTACCTTCCACCAGGGTGATAGACAGCGGTGTGCTGAACTCGGTGACCGTCGAAATGTACTTGTGTAACGGCACGAACCATACAGCTACCATCCCTGCGACACAGATCAGGCGCCACAGCAAAGCGGTACCCAGTATGGTAAGAACCGCCAGCAGCACGCACGCCAATACTTTAATGACCACATATATTTTCCTGGAATCTTCGGAACGTAACGGGACGTTAAAAGCAACATCCCTCTCGGTTCTGTATAGAGCGCCCTCAATCATTCTTTTCTTTATCCTTCCTCACGACGGCACCATTTCACAATTACCCACTTACCATATTCAGATAACACCCCGTTTTTAGCACGGCCACAGCGTTCTTTTGCCGCTACCCGAGTGGTTCAGGGTCCAGCGGTGCAGGTGCCACACCACCTGGGAACACCATCGCCGGGGTTCCCGACACCGGCGGAGTGTAAATACCGCCAGGATAATCCACAGGGGTACGCTGAATATACGGCGAATACCCGCCAGGCAGATCACGCTCAACATGAGGCGACACAATACCAGGATCAACCGCCGTGAACGTCGTGCCACAAATATTAGCAACCGACCCGTACCGTGTCAAACGATAATCCTTCACATACCCCAGCGGGTGCGTCTCATCATGAAGCGCGCTACTAGCCACCGGGTTCGACAACGACGTAGACCCATGAATCTGATCAAACGGGCACCGCACCCGCGCGAACAGCCACGAGGCGTACACCTCCAACTGCGAATGCGCCATAATCGGGTTAGCGTACATATTCGGCCCATCCCCCAACTGCAGGCACTGCCCCTGATACAGTGTCCCGAAGTACTTCTCATTGAGCCTGTCAGCGGCCACGAACGGGGACACCGGGGCGCCAATCGACAGCCACTCCCCGTACGACAGCCCGGCGTGCGTCACCAGCCGACCATCAACCACCAGCGCAACATTCAGTCGATCCCGCTTATGAAAAACGGTCTTCGACTCGTCCGTGAGCCACGCATCCCGAATCGGGTCAAGATTATGCACATTATCCTCAGGGAGAATGTTATGAGCCTCCTCACGCGGCAGGTTGAGGTAAATCATTTCGTTAGCACCAATCACGCGGGCGAAAGGTTTAGCAGGGTAATTAATCTGTAACCGCATGTCCGTGAGAATCTTATTATTCTGCTGCCGCGGAACGAACCTAATCTTGTTGAGGTCTTCCGTGTAGTCGGTGCGGTTCTTAATGAAATGCTGTAACCGGATGTAATTCCCCAGACCAATCACCGCGTCAACTTTCTCTGTGAGCGGAACATATTTACGAGACCACACCTGAGCCTGCCCGTAAAGGTTGCTAAGAAACAGCTTCCGGGAATACTTGGTAGTGTGGACCCTTCCGTCAATCAGCTCAGCATTCGTCCGGTACGCCCCGTCAAAGAACCCGACACCTTCTTCCTCATCGGTGATGACTTCTTTCTGGAACGGCTTGACCGCAGGTTTGAGACGTTTCGTGCCGTCATCATGGAGGACCTGCCACCGGTACACGTTAGGAATCCGGTCGATGTCAAGGGCTGCCCACGGGAGAGGATACCTCTCATGAGTCAGTAACGGGGCAATCACATGGTCAGGGTACATCCCTTCACGGAAAAAAGTGTACAGGGCAACCTGGTACACGAACGGGTGCTTGACCCACTCGTTCCAGTCCAGGTTCCTCTCGCTTGTGATGTCAGGGTACATGTACCGGTAGATCGGGTGATTGAACGGGACAGGTTTACGCTCTCCCTGTTTAGCGAATATTTCCGGCGGGTACTCGTTAATGTCAACCCCGTCAATAATGTGTTCTTCTTCAAAAACTCGGTTATCCAGTTCCACTACCTTCTCTCTCTATTGTTCCCTATGGTTTCTGTACTACAACAAGCATACCACAGTTATATATACATAGAGTTAAATGTTCATAGGCTAGTTTCAGGCTCCCTGATAGATAAAAACCCTAGTCAGAGCGTTTTTCGTATTCAGGAACGCTTGCTGTTACGAACTGTCAGACGTACGTATCTCACGCCCCTTTCTGCCGACATCGCACCCCAAAAAAAAGTGGCCCCGCCAGCCTCCTTTTTTGACCTGTTGTCGGCTTTTGGTACATCATCAAAAAACGTGATACCCTGGGAATATATATTAAAAAACAACTCACGAGGAGAACAAGATGGGCCACAAAAAGCAGAACACCGATCGTTACACCGATGCCGACTTCGACGTACAATCCCCCGGCACCGGATTTGACAATACTCAAGAAGACAACGAGAAACCCAGCGAGACAACCAAGTAGCCAACAAGAAGCTTTCACCCCACCACCCACAAGAAGTAAAAAAGGAGAACTACATGCTAGAACCATCAGCAGTCAAGGCTGATAAAAAACTCGGCGGTATCATGGGACAAATCGTAGGCGACGCCACCGGCGCACCATACGAATTCTTCCCACACGCAGATGTCACACTAGAAAACATCCCAGACACCCTCAAAATCACAGACGACACCCAGATGACTCTTCACGTCATGAAAGCCGCACAAGATGTCGCCGCCCAATACTCCGAATACACGCTGCTATACCATATGCTCACCGACGAGCAGGTCGCAGCAGACATCCGTGAACGCTTCATGTACGCCTTCATCAACTTTAACAACTCACCACATAACGACCGTGCCCCAGGTAACACCTGCGTCACCTCTATCAAGAAATACGAATCCATCCCACTCGGAGAGAACCCTGACCGTCTGGAACAAACCAAGGGCAACAACTCAAAAGGCAACGGCACAGTAATGCGCGCCGGATGGCTGGGTATGTTAGACACATTCCCAGAAATCATCTTCGGCCTCTCCGTTCTCCAGTCAGAGGTGACCCATGAGCACCCTTACGCCACCGTATGCTCCGCAGCCATGAGCCTTATGGTGCGTAAACTCATTGACTTCGAAGGTGACCCCACATCCCTGAAGGTAGAAGAACTCGTGGCTGAGGTATTCGCTGACATATACAGTTACCTAGAACTTGCCCCGCAATACCAAGAAAAACTACTACCATCAACCCAAGAGCTAGAGCAATACTTCCTCAACCTCCACGAGCACGGCTATTACCGCGAGTGGGTTAATAGGGTCGGCGCTGACCTATCCGCGGCTACTGGCCTCGGCTGGGTGGCCGAGGAAGCGCTCGCCGCCGCTATCTGCACCCTGGCGAATGTTGTTTCCGGTGATTTGACACCCCTGGAAGCTATTCTTATGCTGGTGGGTATAGAAGGTGACTCGGACACGGTTGCTGCTATCGGCGGGTGCCTCATTGGCTCTCTCGTAGGTACCGAGTCTATGACCCAAGGGTTCCCGCGGTTGTCCGAGAATTTCATGAACATGGTTGAGTCGTTGTATTTTGAGCCAGTTCTTCACACGCTCACTGGTGTTGTTGGTGATTGGGTGTTCTTTGGTGATTATGATTTGCCAGAGGTCCCGTAAAACGTTCTCCTGATAGTAGCATCAATGCCTGCACAAAAAAGGTGTGCGGGCATTTTGTTTTACTCTACCAACTAGGACCCCAATCTTCCTCTAAGTGTACTTCTGTCGGTTTGAGCTTGTGAGAGTACCACCCGTGTACCACGCCGCCGTTCAGGATAGCCATTGATCGGACATCCCAAAACGACGTATTACCCCGGCTTCGGCCACCTAAAACAATGTCAACGCCGTACTTGCGGTACGTGTCATAGTCGTAATACCCAACCGACTGGTAGGTGCGTCCCAGGGTCTCCTTGTTCTTCGGATCGTCAAGGTCGAGGATAACCGCACGTCTATCTAAGATCGGCTCATACACAGCAGCGTGTGGTTGACCATCGGGCGATAATTCGCGCCTGGAATACTCTTCCCACTCAGTGGCCACCTGCCCGTCTTCAGCCTTCTGCCCTGCCGATAACCAGAGCGCACCCGTTGGCTTGTTTACTAACTTACTGCGTTCATCCATTGAGGCGGCGTTTCTCACTTCGTGTTGACCCGCTGGCTCAGCCCCGTCGGCGGTGTCATGGTAGAACCGGTCGCCACGGTATTTCTCGGCTGTTGTAGCATGTAAGTTGAAATACTGCTGGAGAGTGCGTATATTTGCGTTCACCTCCCTTTTGCTACGTACGCTCGTGTCGGCATACATTGGCAGCAGCAGGTGCCCATTATCTTCGGCTGGTACAGTAGTGTTAGGTGTTGGCTTGCCGGAGGCCCCTAACGTTTCTTCTCGGTTGCTGTATTGGGTTTCGAGGCGCCGCTGTATGATGGTATTGAGTTCTTCTTCGGTAGCTGCCTCAATGTGCTCCTCATTGCCATAGGGGCACGCTCTAACTGTGGCATTGCATCTGCGGTAACCCGTGGGTGAGGTCGGGCTCGGGTGGTACCTCACAGCGTCTCCTTCTCTAAAGAATTAGTATGAGGTATATCCCACGCTGTCGCGATCCATGTGGTATAATGAACAATGTGATTTCATAACCTTAATAACACAATTTGGTAATATAACGGAATATTATCTACTACCAAATACACTACGCTATTATGGGGCAAACCAGATTTTATTTAGATGACAATGAACAGCACAGAAATGATCAAGAAATACCACCAAACTAGCAGCGTTAACGGACATACTGACAGTTTTGTGTCCCTCCGCAAAGTGACCGCCACCCTGAACGTTGAAGAGCAGAGGAAACTTCAGAGGGCGCTCAGTCTCTTTGATGGTGTAGAGTACGAAGCGGAGGCGTGGCTTGTCACTCTCTTTCTTTCCGGTGATCTACAATATACGCAGTATATTGATCGTGACAATATTTACACCCCCAACAATCTACCCGACGAAGAAGAGATGACGTATTTTGCACGATGTGTCGATAAGTTCCTAAAGAGTAACAATCAGACTGCTATTTTTAACCGCGCCGCTGTAGCTGGTGTCTTGGCACGGGGCGCTCAATGGCCTGTGTATGACGTCTTTAAGGATTTCTATCACATCATGCTCGCCGACAGTAACAAAAGGTTCACATCTTTGAATTACGTCACATCCGAGTTCAAAGCTGAAATTATACGACGCATGATACGAAATAGTGGCCTCAACGGCACGAGTGTTATCCACTGCCATATTGGTGGCTTCTGGGATTCCATGTTCTCTAGTGTGGAGGATTTCGCGCCGTACCTCAATGACTACACGTCGCACCCTAACTACCAGAGATTCATGACCACCATAAAATACCTCACAGCATACAAAGAAACCAAGAAAACCAATCAATACCAGGACCATGAATCGTACAGCATTCTGAAGAAATACAGCCTCAATACTCCTGAAATAACTCTACTCTTCGATCATATAATGGGTGGCCCTATTCAGAGCGATATCAAGAACATATTCAATATTTCTGAGACCGTCACCCCCGCTGAATTATGTGTGAACATGGCGTACCGATCCAAAGAGATGAGCATCGCGCGTTTCAGGGCTAAAACACTCTTCAATAGCGTCTACCACGTCTTCCGAAAGAAATTTGGTGTCACTGAAACATCCACCCAAGAAGAGCGTTTGTTTATGATTGCGGCCGCGTATCACTTCTCATTCTATATTCTGCCACGCGAAAAGAAGATGAACACTACAGGAAGTGGACTCTTACTCCTGACGGCAGCTTATATAGATGACCTCCCAGCCGTCTACAGGCTGCCAGCAGAGGTGCGTGACACCCTGATCATGGGACTACTAAAATCTTCGTAACTGCCGATACCACGGGCGCAGAAAATGCTCGGCGCGCCCATCATTGACTCGCCGAGCATTTTCTCTACATGCCTATAACAACCCGTCCGGGACAGGTCGCACCCTGCATGACATAAAATCATAGAACGACCACTCCCCCGGCAGTGCTGGGCCGGTACCGTCACAAAACGCCCGGCGTCCATCTTTTGTGAACATCGCCCCCTCGAATGAAACGGAGCCGTACTGGGATTCTAGTTCACGCAGCATGACACCAGCCCAACCGTGCCCGCGCCACCCTGGGGCAACCTCGATCTCCATGATGCGCGCAACATGGTTATCAGCCTGGTATCGCACATACCCAAAAACAATACCAGGGCACCCTAGTGTACAATAACGATCATTAACACTAGTGCTGTACGGGTACTTCGTAGGCGACGATAACGCAACATAACCCATAACAACCCCTCACTTATTACACGGCCTTTGTGAAAAATACTAGCACAGGCTGCGAGTTATTGTATATTGCCTTCGTCATCCACATGCACCAACTCAATCACCAGTGTATCATAGCCATCTCCTCGACGGAATGATTCAAGATTTTTACCGCCGTGAGTACGAACCACTTTGAACCTTGATCCTGGCGCAAAAACGGTTTCCAGCTCTTCTTCACGCTCAGAATAACCAGAAATATTCAAACCCTTATTGGAATACATCACAAGACGCACCGGGGCGTGCTGCCACCCCGTGTCGTCAGGGTGATACGCCCCAGTTGAAACGAACGTGTTGAATGTCAAATCGTCGCCCTGTTTCAAGGCTGACATGCGCTTGATACCACCGACAGATGCCAACGATCCGTGGTTGAGGCCACGCCAAGAAACCTTAGGCTGATCCGGGGCGGTATGTATCAACGCTTCTAATGTTTTTGCTTTCTGAACATAGTCTTTGACTGTCTCCTGCTTGAGGTTGTAGTGTTCCTGGAGACGTGCTATGTTTTCCTCATCGGATTGAGAGTCACGATACGCCATGTAATTATTCATTTTGCCGTAGCCCTCTAAGGTGTACTCTTCGATAGCTTCTGTCTGTTCTTCATTGATACCTAAAAATTCTGAGGTCTGTACCGAAACAACCATGTGCGCGTCCTCATACTGTTTAGCTATCGACGGTGACTTCCGCACAAACCGATCCCCGTACGGGTTATTCCAGGCCCCGAGCACATCAATACTGTTAATATTCTCCGGTGTCACCCGCCCCTGGTAGGTGTACTTAGCGAGGACACGAGTGTTCTGATCCTCTGTAACGAATGTTTTCGTGCGAGTTAGGCCGCCGCCGAGATGTTCCGGATCAGACTCCAAATAACCGTTCTCGGGGTAGAGGCTGCTCATGGTGCCGTCATAGTATTGCACATATTCGCTCGGCGGGTCATAGTAGTCGTCCGGGTTAGCCTCATAGTTAGTGCTACTCTCAGCCCCAAGGTAGCTATCAACCCCATCATAGGTGAGATACGCCATCTCAACCTCGTACTGCTTCTGCGCATCATCCAGCGAGTCCGCTTCACAGTGGAATGTTCCGCCACCCACCGGGCACGGACGAACATTAGCTTCACACTTGACCATGCGGGCGGCTTTCGGGGAATAATGACATTTCATGAATCTTGGCCTGTCGTCAAATAGTACCCGGTGCGGGCACGAATCTTATCTTAGGTGGTTAGATGGTGTTGGCTTCTACTAGCGCCGCATATCCCAGCATTGCGCCGACTATCGAGCACAGGCCGCCGGGGACGGCGAAAGCGATAGAACTGAGCGTGTCGAGAGATTTTCTTAACAACCAGAGTGTACAAAATCTAGAGAGCGCAAAGCATAAGAGGAGTAGCGCCCCGGCACAATACAACTGGTAAAAGAACATGGTTTATCTCCTTTCGAAAAAACCGTAGCCGCGAACTTTAAACAGTATACCTTATTGCTCTTTGGAGTCGCGTATAGCGCGGCTGGCACGCACCGACCGAGACCCTTTATGCTTTTTGAGTACATGCCTGCTCGCCGCTGAAGAGCGCCGCAACTCCCGCATCGCTTTCGCTAGAGCGGGGTTGCTCACTCGCTGACGTTTCCGTGTGCGCCGAGAACCCATGACAAACACCTCCTCTTGTACTTTTTTCTTGATTTTACCAGAAGAACCCCCATGCCGCCGCACCGGCGATAACACCCCATATGAGGGCGCTCACAGGGGCACCTACTAAAAATCCGCGCATAAAATTAACTGATTCTTCATATTCTCTATTCATAATAATACTATACCATGCAATCATATAACATGGTGGTTACCCCACCAGAGGCAACCACCACATTCCAACTATTCTTACGTGTAAGTCCCAGGCCGCTAGTAGACCCGGAACCCTGTATCAATCAGGATACTACGCCCCACCAGTCCACAAGTCTCCTGGTGTCGAGCCGCCGACAACCCGTCCGGCTTCGGGAAAACACTCATGAGACAATTCACAATGTCTTCTAGGTAGTTCCCGTCGTGCCCGGTCTCACGCTGACGCTCCTGTAGCTCCTGAACCGTCCGAACAACATCGTCAACGTCCTGTTCCGAAACCGCCTCAGTGAGCACCGGCCTGAACACCGGCCCATTCAGGTGGTGCCGCACAGCATCTAAAACACTTGCGGTATCAATGACAGTGGTCATAGTATTCCTAACTGTTGTATGTAAATGCTGGCCCGCATATCAGTATCAAAACCAACCAGGTTTAATTATCAGGGTGACTGGCAAGAGCAGAAGAACATTACATGCCCCTGCCCTTACCGCCCCGTGGCTATTAGCCGACGCGAGCCAAGAAATCCCGGCCCTGAGCAACCACCGCAGGATCCACGCCACCTACGCGGCGAGTACCCTCACCCAGCATCTCCAGCACCACACGGTTCTTAATAATCCCCATCAGGTCATTAAAGAAATCCGCGGCCTCACGCTGATACTCCACCAGCGGGTCACGCTGCGCGTACGCCCGCAACCCAATACCAGCCTTGAGCATGTCCAAGGACATCAGATGCTCCGACCACTCATCATCCATGACCCGCAGCGTCACGCTACGCAGTACCGAATACACTAGCTTGGATGCCTCGGCGCGTTCCTCCCACACCGCGAGCGCATCCTGCACGAACTCGTTCACCATCTGGGCCACGGTCACAGTGGCGGTGTCACCGAAATGTTCAGTGAGGTCTTCTTCTGTGATGGTTGGTTCGTACACCTGGCTCTTGAGGGTTTTAATGAGTTCGGGGACATCCCAGTCTTCCCAGAATTCGCCCTGCGGGTTGAGGGTTTCTTCTACAGTGTTTGTGACGGTGGTGGTGATGAATTTCTGGATCATGCTCTCCAGGTCTTCCTCGGTGTAGTCGAGGATTTGTTCGCGGTCGCGGTAGAAGGATTCTCGTTGCCGGGTGAGCACGTCATCGTATTTGAGGGTGTTTTTCCGGATTTCTGAGTATGCTCCTTCCACGCCGCGCTGTGCCGATTCTACGGAGCGGGTGAGGAACTTGGAGCCGACGGTTTCACCTTCCGGGATAACTTGGGCAAGCATCCCGACGGTTTTAGCACCGAACCGGCGCACGATTTCGTCATCGAGGGAGACATAGAATTTTGATTCTCCGGGGTCTCCTTGTCGCCCGGCGCGCCCGCGCAGCTGGTTGTCGATGCGGCGGGAGTCGTGTTTTTCGGTGCCGATGACGTAGAGGCCACCGGTTTCGCGTACTTTATCGCCTTCGGTATCGGTAATCTGCTGCTGGTGTTCTAGCCGCTGCTGGTAGAGGCGGTCGTAGAGTTCTTTGTCGGTGTCCGGGTGGATGCCCTCTAGGCGCAGCTGGTGCTCTACGATCACTTCTGGGTTACCGCCGAGGATGATGTCGGTGCCGCGCCCAGCCATGTTAGTGGACACGGTGACGGCCCCGAGCTTCCCGGCGTCAGCGATGGTGAGTGCTTCACTTTCGGTGCCTTTGGCGTTGAGCACCTGGTGCGGGATCCCTGCCTCTTTGAGGAGCGCGGAGAGGTGTTCGGATTTTTTGACGGATGCGGTGCCGATAAGGACGGGCTGCCCGGTCTTGTGGCGGGCTAGGGTTTCTTTGACGACCGCCGCGAATTTGTCTTTTTCGTCACGGTACACGTCATCCGGCTGGTCGATACGGATGTTTGGTTTATTGTCCGGTACGGGTGTGACAACGAGCTTGTAGGTGCTGTAGAATTCGGCGGCCTCAGTCATGGCGGTACCGGTCATCCCTGCGAGCTTGTCGTAGAGACGGAAGTAGTTCTGTAGCGTGATGGTGGCTTTGGTGACGTTTTCCGGCTGGATGGTAACCTTTTCTTTCGCCTCTAACGCCTGGTGTAGCCCGTCGTTGTAGCGGCGCCCAGCGAGGACACGGCCGGTGTGCTCGTCTACGATAGCCACCTCCAGGTTGCCGGTGTCCTTGTTGGTGGTGACAATATAGTCTTTGTCTTTCCGGAATAGCTCTTTGGCTTTGATCGCGTTGTTGAGGTACCCGACCAGGAACGAGTTTTTCGCGTCGAACATGTTATTGATACCGAACCAGTCTTCAACCATGTCAAACGCCGGATCTAGGGCACTGATGGTCTGCTTCCGGTAGTCCGCCTCATAGTGCTCTCCGTTGACGAATTTCTCAGCGATGTGCGCGAACGCCTCAAACCACATGGTGGGCTGCGGCCCGTTCGGTGCGCCAGAGATGATGAGCGGGGTGCGGGCCTCATCAATCAGGATGGAATCAACCTCGTCAACAATCACGAAATAGTGGCCGCGCTGAACCTTATCCTCTGCACTGTAGACCATGTTGTCTCGCAGGTAGTCGAACCCGAACTCGTTATTCGTGCCGTAGGTGATGTCTTTCGCGTAGTTTTCTCGGCGCGCATCCGGCCCCATCGTGTTCAGGATCACCCCGGAGGTGAGGCCCAGGAAACTGTAGACGCGGCCCATCTGCTCCTGCTGTGTGGCGGCCAGGTAATCGTTGGTGGTGACCACGTGCACGTTCTGGCCGGTGAGCGCATTCAAGTACGCCGGGGCGAGCGCCATAATGGTTTTCCCGGACCCGGTTTTTGCTTCAGCGATCATGCCCTGGTGTAGGGTGATGCCGCCGAAGAGCTGAACGTCGTATTGGCGTTTACCTAGAACACGGCGGGTTGCTTCCCGGACGACGGCAAACGCTTCTGGCACGAGGTGGTCAATGTTCTCCCCGTCGGCGAGACGCTGCCGGAATTCTTCTGTCTGCGCCCGCAGCTCGTCGTCCGTCATTGCCTTGTAGATTGGTTCTAGGGAGTTGATGGCTTCAACCTGTTTCCAGATTTTTTTGGCGGCGGTTTTTTCTCCCGCGCGGAGGGCTTTTTCAATAAGCATACATTTTACCTTTGTATTGTTTTCTTCCTAGTGAACTACTCCTACCTCCAGGTAGGAGATTCTTGGGTAATATGCAGACTTATTGATGAGCTAACTCATCAACAGCGGTTACATAAATTGACCAAGCTATCCCCGTAGTCCCTACGGTTCTATTTATTGTGTTTGTTACGCTAGACGCAATCCCTCATTGAGGATGTTGATACTAGCGTTAATGTCCCGGTCATGATGGCTATCACAATTGCTGCACGTCCATTCTCTCACAGAGAGCGGCTTCTTGCCAGAAACATAGCCACAGCCTGAACATATTTGAGATGACGGATACCATCGACTAATTTTTGATACTTGTTTATCGTACCAACCAGCCTTATATTCTAGCATTCTTGTGAATTCGTGCCACGAAACATCGCCAATAGATTTTGCTAATGTATGATTTTTCATGAGATTTTGACTCGATAAGTCCTCGATACAAAGAATGTCGTGGTTCTTGACAAGTTCCGTACTGAGTTTACTAAGAAAATCTCGACGCTTATTAGCGATCTTTTCGTGGATTTTAGCGACTCTGATGCGCTGTTTTTGATAGTTCTTGCTCTCAAACAACTTTCGACCTGCTTTTTTAGCAACTAACGCTCTACGAGACAAGGTCCTTTGCTCTTTACCTAGTTTTTGCGATAGTTGTTTAAGAAAGCGCTCATTCTCAATCTTCTCTCCAGTCGAGAGAACAGCAAAATCAGAAATACCAAGATCAATGCCAACGGAAGATCCTGTTTTAGGAAGCGGAAGAACGTCGCTCTCACACAAGATCGAAACGTAATACTTCCCGGTTGGTGTCATCGAAATGGTTGCACTTTTAATAGTACCTTCGATCTGGCGATGGTCTTTGACGCGCACCCAACCGATTTTAGCCAATTTAATAACTCCATTCTTTAGGGCAATACTGCCTCTCTGGTTATTGGTTTTGTATGATTGGGCATGGCTTTTCTTCTTGAATTTAGGAAAACCAAAACCAGATTTAAAGAAATTCTTATAAGCTTTTTGAAGATTGAGTTGCACGTTAGCGAGTGCTAAACTATCCACTTCTTTTAGCCAAGGAAAATCATTCTTGTATTGTGCTGGCGTATTATATAACATCTCTCCTGTTTCTTTATAATGCGCCATCTTATCTTCTAGCATCATATTCCAAATAGCTCGTGAACAGCCAAAAGTCTTAGCAAAAAACTGCTTCTGCTCTTGATTAGGATATAGCCTAAACTTATAAGCTTTTCGTCTGATAGTCATTTTTCTACTCTCTATTGATGTAACTGGTTACAGGTTAACACACTGAAAAAGAAAAGTCAAGAATTTTTACTATGAGTTGAGGTTCTTATATCCCACCACCTTAGAGGATTCACGGACTCTTTGTTAAACACCGTTTAATGAGCTTGTGTAGCCGCTCCAGCGTCTTGCCTTGACGCACCCCGCGGACACACATCACTTCCGCGCGGCGGGTCACAGAATACATGTCAGCGATAGCATCATATGCGATCGGGCGGAGATTACGGAGCATTGCCGCCCACGGGTTCCTGGTGCGCACGGCGGCACCGTTGACGGTTCGTGTGTGCTTCGGGTACACGAAATCACCGATGGCCCACACGTCGAGCAGACCCTCGAACCCGTGTATCATCTCCTGTACCGGGATGAGTCGCACATCAGTGTTTCCGTGCGTATACGATTTGCTGCTGCTGCGAATGCCCTGTGTGTCAATTACCACTAGGACGTCTTCGTCTGAGTTTTCTGTAGCGAGATTGACGGCGTGCGAACCATAGTAGCCGTAAGCGATAATGTTGTGCCCGGTGAATCCGGCGCGCTCTACAGCGGGCACAATAATCTCTTGGTAGTTGATGCTCGCGCTTGGTGTCCGCACCGCCACCCCTCCTTCTGTTGGTTTCCTTATTATACCCATATGGTGACACAAAGGCAGAACCTCACAGGTGTGATCCACTGTGAGGTTCCGCACGAAGAAGTATCGGGCTATTTCTGATCCCCGTGAAGAGGCTTCAATGTGGTAACTCCACCACCACCCTTCAGGGAATTATCGCACTGTAACGACACCTGCCCTTGCACATCATAGTTGAACATCCCGCCGCCGGTCTTTGACACGTGCGATAGTGAGACTGCACAGGTTCGCTTCACCTGCTTCTCATCAACCACCTGAGAAATCTTGATCTTCCCATCCCCAGTGGTACCAGCGTAGGCCACCCCATAGTTATCAGAAACCCATGAGGATAATTTGGTCTCGGGGATGCTGACGATCTGAGTGCCCATATTGGTGCGACCCAACACCACCTCGTGGTTCATGGTGGAGCTGTACCATGTGAGACCCGTCAGGCAGGCGAGCGCGACGGAGAAGACGCTGCCGAACACTAGTGCCCGGCTCACATACTTATAGTTCTTTTTACGGCATAAGAACTCAACAACGCAACCTACCGTGAAAATAACGAATAAGGCAGTGAGCACCCCGAGGATGACTGCGACATATTGTAGATTGTATGTTGAGTGGCCTTCAAAGATGCTCACTGTATCTTACTCCTTCCTTGTGTTAGTTGTTTTCCGGGTACCGGCGTTGAATGTGTGCTGTGACTTCTCCTACCATTTCGAGAAGATTATCTTCCATCGTTTGCTCGCCTGCTTTTGCTTCTTCCAGGGCTTTGAACGCCGTCTGGAAATGTAGGGCAATGATTTTGGATAGCTTCTCTTGTACGTTTTCCATGCTCTGGCGGTTGCTGTCGTTTTTGCTGATCTGTAGCGCCTTCATGATTTCCAGCAGGTCGGTAACGATACCGAAATCGACTAGGTATTCTGCGGTGTCCTTGAGTAGGCTTTCTAAGAACTCCTTCGACAAATCATCGTAGCTCAGGTTACTGGCAGCCAGATTATCCGTAAGATCCCACGACACAAGCCCGTTGAGGGTGTCCTGCCCGCCGCAGCCGAGCAAAGCACTCAATAGCTGCTCTTCCGGGTTGCCGTTGAAGTTGTTTTTCGTGCTCACCTGGATAGTGGCCTTGTTCCGGCGGATCTTCAGCTTCTCCAGGGCGGTCTTATCCTTATCGACCAGGAAGTTCAGCTGGCTGATAGTGCCGCGCAGCACCTCTTTGAGCGGTGTCTTTTCGGCGATTTTAATAACAGTTACGGCCACATCGCTGGCCCCGTTCAAAAATGACATGATGGTTTCTCCTTCTCTATTGTCTTACTTGACGTAAAAAGCGGGCTGCGGAATGAACCAGTGCTTTCGTGCTCCCGCCGATGTTTTTCATCGTATCACATCAGCCGCGTAATACCCAACAGGCACCAGGTGATCTTCGTCATATTACTTATATTATGTACAGTGGTGTTGTCACCAGTTTATTTATAGGTTGCATTTCAGGTAATCGGCCCACTGGGCGGTCACGTGCTTATCTAGCTGGTCTCGCACCTGCCGCAGCTTTGAGTAATCAAGGTCTACCGCTCCACCCAGTGACAGTAATGTCTGGATGATTGCTAGGTCTAGCAGTAGCGGTGCGGAATCTTTTAGTATCTCAGTTAGGTGCTTGTTTGTCACGCTGTCGGTGGTGAACCGCCGCGACCCCAGTTCTTGCGGCACATCGAACTCGAAAACCTTAGCCCCTAGATTGGGTTCTTGAGTTTCCTCGGCGGCGCACGAGGTTTTAAGCATATGAGCCACAAGGTAATCGCCCTCCACTCGTATAGTCAGCTTATCCACGGCAGGGGCGGCAGTATCCAGAAGCGTTATCACCTGATCCAGGTTTTTACTCGCAGCAGGCGAGATGTGACGCACCGAACCAGTACCAAAAACACTCTCCGATGGTACACCGTACCGATCCAGAAAATCCGCGAGCGCCACCGTTGCCGCGTGTGCCTTACGTTCTGCGAATTCTGTTTCTGCTACTGTTTTGAGGTGCTTTAGGGAGACGCCGAATGTGTCAGCGTATTTGCTGACTAGAGTATCTACGTCTTCGGGTTCTCCGGTGAGGTTTTCGTCACGGATAGCGTTCTTGACCATTCCCCGTAGTGTCTCTGGTGAGGGTCCTTGCGGTAGTGCACATGATAGTTTCAGTGCGATAGTGTTTTCTTGTTCTGCGGCGGTGATGTCGCCACTGAGGATGAGGCGTGCGGTGCGGTCACGGTGGTGTTGTATGAGTTCGCGTATGATGCTGTGTTTTTGTTCTTCGGTGAGTGGTGTTTCGGTGGCGGCTGCACGGATTTCGTCGAGTGCGACCTGAGCGGCGGTTTTGATGGTGTCGTGCTCTGGGCTGTTGATGATTGCGTGTAGCTTGTTTTCGATAGTCATATTCTTGAGTTTACCTGATTTTTGTGGAAAAATAAATGCGGCCACTATTTGTTTGTGGCCGCATATGTTGTGTTGGTGTGGGTTTATGGTGTGCTTGTGTTGGTTTCTGTGGTGGTGTCCGGGTTTTCTGGTGTTGGTTCTTCTGTTTGCGCTTGTTCTTCTTCTGTCGTGCCTGTTTCTGTTTCGTCGTCATCGGCCATCAGGTACTCGGGGAACACGGCTTCACGACGCACGAGTAGAGCGGCGGCACCAATAACCGGTAGCGCCACATACCCCCAGGGTATGTTGAGGGCGTTGATAGTCCACCCGAACCGGGACATGATGGCAGGAAACCACCCGATAAACACCACCGAGTACACGAGGATAAACAGTGCGACAGCGAACGCCATAGCCGCTGTCTGTTTACCGTACGGTGCGTACGCTGTGACGACGCTACGTGTTTGAGGGTCGAAGAATTCGTGTACCCCGGCGTGGTAGGCGGCCATAATACCTACCGTGGGGATTGCTAACGCCAGTACTGAGAAGATGAATACTTGTGCGTATTGCATCCCTGGTATGACTATTTCTTTGTTTTTGACGAGGGTACGGAATTCTTTAGAGAATACCCACCCGATGGTGTTACCGAAACCTGTGAACATGTTGTTTCCCTTGCGGTTGAAAAGTTGTGGCTTATTGTGGTGTATATCTCTGGTTTAATGTTGTGGTAGGCAGACTCGGGCCGGTCACTGGTTTTATTTTTTTGATACCACATTGTGTTCGTATTGTCAAATCACTGAGCGAACGTGAGGGCACATAAATAGCGGGATCCCCGCGTTTATGCGAGAACCCCGCTATTAGTAGCATGAGTCATCATTATATTAACGTATGTTACATGTGTTTCCCTTTTGAGCTACACGCAACATATCGGCTCCACCACTTAGGAGGCAGCAACAGCAGCATCAACGTTGAGAGCATTATAGATGGTGACCATAATGTCAAGAGCCGCCTCCTGGGAATCCGTGCCGTACCCGCCATAGTGTATTGACAGTAGCTCAACGGGATCGGCCGCGTTAGTGGTGACCTTGAGGGCCTGCTCTCCACTGTCTGAGGTGATGAAAACCCCAGGGTTGCCGCGAGCGCGATGATTGGTGAGCATGATGGTGGCGTTGTCGTATTCTGCGATACCCAGCTTTGCGAAGGATAACCCGATCACGCGGGCGAGTAGGTTGTCGTGGCCTGCGGGGAGCGCCCCGGCGTATTCTACGGTTGTCATAACAAAAGTCCCTTGTTTTTCCTTTGTGTTTGGTTATGGGAAATATAGCAACCGTCTGCCGGTGGTGCGGGCATTGCTTCAAATGTTGCGTATAAGTAACATGTCAATTACTACACCCACAAGAGAGGTGAAGTTTGGACATGACACGAAAAGTGCCTATCCATACGGGTGATTGACGGGCACCCTGCCCTACCTACATGGTAGGGAGAAAAAACTTATCCCTAATATTGATCGCCGCGTTCACATCAGCATTCGCAGTGAACCCGCACGAACGACACGAAAATGTTCCCTTACGCCGATTATGCTTCGCCGTGTAGCCGCAGGTTGAGCAACGCTGAGACGTGTACGCAGGATCCACGAAAACCACTTCAATACCAAGCTGGTGCGCCTTATAAACAATGTTGAAGCCTAGTTGGTGGAAAGCCCACTGCCCTAACCATTTACGGGTAGTCTTATTACGCCTGTTCTTACGGATACCCGTCAAATCTTCTAGGACAATGCGTCCGATGCCGGGGGTGTGTACGAGCTGCTTGGAAAAACAGTGGTTGACGTCCGACATGAACCGCTTTTCTCGCCCGCTCATCGCCTTCAAGCGGCGTTTAGCTGAGCGAGTGCCTTTTTGTTGGAGTGTAGCCCTGTTGTGTTGGTATTTCCGGCGGACGGCTCGCACCTGGTTGGAGGTGTATTCACCTCCTTTGCTGGTGACAGCGATCTTGTATAGCCCACGGTCCACCCCTAGTGTCTCCCCAGCGGTGGTTTGTGTGGGTTGTGGGATACGGTAGATCAGGTTGATGTAGGCTTTACCGCTTCTGGTGACGCCGAGTGTCGCGGCGTTAAGTTTCCCCTGAGGGTACCGTTCGGTGAACCAGGCAGGTATCTCGGGTAGTAGTAAGCGTAGGCGCGGGGTTTTGACCCGCGTAGAGACCGTCAACAGGGAACCGCGCACACTAAAAAGCCGAGCATCCAGTGAGAGCGTCTTTCGCCGCCGGACAGCTTTGAGTTCCCATTTGCGTTTCGGGTTGTTGGTATTCCAGGATTTGACCGCGCCAGCACCCTCACGAAGCAGAATCGCCACATACTGTGACGGTAGCTCAGGGTATGTTTCCCGCAGCGGGTGGTATAGTTCTTTCTGGAGCCTGGCCCGGTTCGCGGACTTGTTCTGGTTACACCATGAGACGACTTTACCCCAGGCTTGGTTATATAACTCGAACACTGGGGTGAGGGTAGAAAACTGTTCATCACTGAGCACCAGTGGTAGACGTAGGGTGCGCACACCCACTGCCTCGGGTGGCAGGATGGTAGTTTTCCTTGGTCTCATAAAAGTATAGTGTACAGGATAAGACTATGGATTGCAACCCACGCCGTAAAGGGCAGGGGATTAGCCTTCAAGACCTTTTGAATGTTACATGATAGCTTGATATATTGTGTAGAAAATTATTTTACCACATTGCCACAATTCTATCAAATCACATCGACATAATTTCTGACATATAAATAACAGGGAACAACTATACGGTAACCTACTATTAGTGTCATAAACAATGATTATACTAGCGGATGATATACATCAGTCACAGGACTTCAGAATAGCTACGGCATCGTCGATATTGAGGGCATTATAAATGGTGGTTATAGTCTCGCAGACAGCCTTATAAGAGTCAGCGTTATACCCAATGTAATGGATAGACAATAAAACTCCACAAGGCTTGCTGTGTTAGTGATAATTTTAATGACCAACTCAGCGCTATCTGAGGCGAAAAATACTCCTAGCACGCTATGAGCTTGATTGTTTGTAAGCATGATGGTGACATTGTCATATTCTGCGATATTAAGGTCTTCGAAGATGAGACCAATTATGCGGCCGAAGATGTTGTTATGGTTTGCGGTAACGCTCCAGGGTATTCTGCGGTTGTTATGGCAATCCTATATTTCCTTTTTGGGTTGCAGGGAATATGGTAACTGTTATGTTGTAGCGCGGGTGTTACTTCAAATATTACAAATATGTAACATTCGCAGTAACTTCTGTAATTATTTCTGATAGATTGCTACAGTAAGACGCGACATCATGGGTTTTACTGCCGCGTCTTACTGCTTGTGGACGGTTTTTATGGGTTATGTTTCTTTGTTTTTGATGCGCTCGTATTCGGCCACCAGGTCAGCTTTACCAAACCCTGGTACGGTGGTGTTCTTCTCCCCAAGGGCACGGTAGTTAATGCTGGTGAGTATGCGGTGAGCCTGCGGGGTGTGGGCGCGAATCAGCATCCATTGTTTACGCTTGTCTAGAACCGGGTCGGTGTGGCTGGTTTCTGGGTCACGAATGATGGGTTCCATGCTTCCCCAGCCTTGCCGTAGCACAGCGATGTCCCACGGGTAGGTCAAGTATTTTTCGGATGCGGCCGTGCAGTTGTACTGCCACATGTCGAAGTCTGGGTGTGTGGTAGGTGGTTTGGTGCGCACCCTTAAATCTGGCAGGGTTTGGGCCTCTGGTGTGAGTACCGCCCGGTTGGTGACCCAGATCTGCCAGTAGCACCGGACACTAGTGTAGGGTGTGGTGGCCCCGGTGCTGGTGCGTTGATAGAACCCTGTGACCGGTTCGGATTGGATGAGTTCTGCCGCCTTGGGTAGTTTGTTCTGGGTGCCGTATTTGTTGAATTGTGCGGGCAGGATCATGGCGGCAGCAGAGGCCCCTGCCTCTAGGGTGCGTTTGACGAATTCTAGGGCGGTTGCGGCGCGTTTGCCGAAGGGCGGGTTACCTACCGCTATGACGGTGTTGTGTGCGCACAGGTCGCGTAGTTCGGTCTGGGTGCCGGGGTGGAGGAAGTCGCGGCGGTGGATGTTTTCGTGGCGCGGGTCGATGTCCCACCCGATGACTTGGTGCCCGCCGCTGGTGAGCGGCCTTGTGAATGACCCTTCACCAGCGGACGGTTCAAGGAACACCTTATCGTGCGGGTTATTGAGTACCTGGTAGAGTGCGCGCAGGCACTCTTGGGCTACATCAGGGTTGGTGTAGTACTGCCCGAGTGTGCTCATGCGCCCTGAGTATCTTGGAACCAAACATTGTAGGAGCCAGTGCCGCACCCGAACCGGGAGTCTACACGCTGGTTCGTTGTTTGGCGGCGTTCTTTCCGGCTTTTAGAGATGATGATACCGTCATCCCCAATGTAGGTGCTGTTTTTGTTATTGTAGGTGGCGCGCATGATTTTGCCGTCTTCGGTGGTGAAGAGATAGGTGAGGCGTACCGAGCCTGGGGTGCGGTTGATAACGCATTCGACACCCCAGTTGTCGCTGCTGGTGAGGTTGAAGTCGGTGAATTCTACAGTGCGGGTGTTGGTGCGCCCGCCAAGTTTGACGAGCAGGTAGTCCCCGTCGATACTGTGCGGGGCGGTGTTCGCCCCAGAGGTGCCAATAAGTGTTCTGATTTTCTCTGCGTTCACCCGAGGCTGGTTCTGGGCCTTCTGGAAGGTGCCGGTGTGGTAGGCCACCATGTACGCCTCAAGCAGGTCAAGGGCGGCTTGTTCCCCGGCGGTGGTAACAGTGGTGGCGAGCGCCTGCCGCTGTAGCGGTGTGAGATTGAACACGGGGGTGCCGATAATGTTGCTGAGTGCTTCAACTCCGCAAGCTGAGTTGGTGTAGTGCCCGAATTTACTTTCGAGGTACACGGCGGTCCCGTCGGTGAGGTGTAGTTTCATGTCTGCGGGTGAGAAATTTGACTTGTTAATGATTTCTGCTCGCAGGATTTTGGAGTTGTAGCGCCCCTGGATTTCTTCTTTGATTTCTTGGACGTATCGCATGAAGAGGATGGCGATGTCTACTTCTGTGAGGTTCCGGAGTGTTTTGGGTTTGAGGTCGTTCTCGGATTCGGTGATCTGTGTGATAAGGGTGGTGCTGATGCTGTTGTTGAGTGCCTGTGCGAGCAGTTTTTCGCAGAGGTTGGTGATGGCTTGGATGTTGCCACGTGTCATATTCGCTATATCTTTCATTGATTGCACGGCCCAGCCCTGAAAGCGTGTGGGTTTGTGTTGTACCCGTTGCGTTTAATTGGTGGGGCGTGTTTACTTGAGAAAGATAGTAACATGCGGTGGGGTGGTTGTCAAACGCAGTCGGCTGGTTGGTTGATGTGCACCCGCCCCGCCAGTTAGGGTTCTGTCGGATAGGGATTTTTCTGCCATGTTGGCACAAAACCTGCCCCGCCCCCGCCTGCGCGTTTCCTGACTTGATGGTGCCGCCGGGTGGTAGGTTATTGGCGTGTGATATTCACCGCACATCACCACTGATACAATCATGTGCCCGCCCAGTCTGGGGCTACAGGTATCGACGGCACCCGGTAGTGAAACAGCCCCAAAAAAATATGCGCCAAAACACCGAATCAGGCCCACCCAGACCTTCAACCTGTGGTAAACTAGAAACATGCCCAGTCACCGGGTAAAAACACCGCACAACCTTCTCTTCCAAGGGAGTCATCACTATGCCCGACACAGGCGCAACCATTTACGCCTTCCCCGCAGGAACACCAGATGAAAGGATACTCGAACTCTTACCAACCGCGTACATCATTGACACAAAAATCGGGCGGTCGGCTATCGTAGCAGACCAGTACGCAACATTGTAAAATAACGACAGCCCCCGGAACCAAAAAATCCGGGGGCACAACACACCCCGCACAACCAAACAACCTCAGGAGGATAAACATATGTACACGCACACCCCTAACACGCTCACCATCCGCAACAACCACACAACCTACACCATCACCATCCGTGACTACCACAACAACAGTATCGGCGCGGTCATCGAAACACCCAAAACCACAGGATTCTACCGTATCCCCACCAGGTACACGCCACAAGGCGAACCAATCACCTACCACACACTCACCAGTATGCTCACCACCAGCAACAAGGCCGCCTGGGTTGGCTTCTGCGAAGAATACGAAGCGTACCGGCTCACAGACATTCACGTTGAAGAAACAGCCCGCACCATCGACCGCCGACAGCGCGCCGGAGAATCCACCGGCGGCCTCAACATCACCCTATCCGGCAGCAAGCAAAGCCTCAGGATCAAACAGGACGCGCTCACGGCCGCAACCAGCAACCTCACAAACGCTATCCACACCCACCAAATCATCCAACACTACACACCCCTACTGTTCAACCGGGCGCTACTGAACACCGACGAACTGGCGCGTATCCGGTACGTGTTCGTCCGAACCCCACACGTCTCACTAGACGACTTCAGTGTCAAAAACACTGTAGGCGGCAATTTCTTCGCCACCCGCCCCGGCACCAGTTGGGACACCTGGTTCACACCCTACGGTGTGCCCTTCACAGCACGGGAAGTCCGAGTCGCAGAGGGGGTGTTCACAACCCGGTTCGCCGGTGAGTACCATAACGGACTCGTTAAAATCCCGGACAATGTGGGCCACGGCCGTGTTCACCGGTTATTCGAGCAGTACATGCTCGCCGACGGGGCTAAACTCTGCGCCACCTGGTTACAGGCAAGGTACGCCGCATACATGCTAGAATCCGCCCTGCGTATCTGTGACACCCTCGCCGGTGGTGACGGCGACCTCAGAGGCGATAAACCACTGAAGAGGCTTCTACAAGCCCGCTGGGGTACACTAGAGACACTACAAAATGAAGTGTCTCAGGGGTTCGCTGATTACTGCCGCCAAAACCCTAGCGTTCTAGACGAGCGCGAGTTTATGAACCTGTATCAAAACTTCTCGGCGCGTCAGTGATCGTTAAATAGTGTTGTGCAATAGCCGCGAGCGCCTTGTTATTCGACTGACGGGGCGCTCGCGGTTTCTTTTCCAGAACTTGTCACTGTGGCACTTGTCCATTATTGGTACATGTTTCACGCATCAATGACGGAACTATCTATACGGTGAGCAGGTCACCATACTTAGATGAACATTCTTCTTGATTCACGGTAACCCAAAGGTGTGCTGGGGATACTTGTTATTCCTGGTAAATTCCCTGATACTTAGGTCCAGTTCACGGAGTAGAAACATCCACCACCCCGCCGATAAACCATCAAAATATTATTGTTCACCAACAGAAAACATCAGGATTTGACCTAGCTCGAAAAATCTACTACACTAATGTAAGTACACAGCGAAACCCTATAGAAACAAGGAGAGAAAGGAGGGGTACATGGCCAGTATTACACGCACCCAACCCCTCCGCCCGCACGCCTGTTATGATAAGAAAACCGGCGACGGTATAGACCTTCAGAGCATTCTGAAAAAGGTTCACGCTGATGCCGAATTGTGTGCCACAGAAGCATACAAGCACATCACCCCCGAAAACCTGGAACGCATTTCTCAATACGACAGGAAGTTTACGTGTGATGTTGGGAAAGCGTTGGGTATTGAACTATACCCCAAACGTACCGCCACCGGCCGGTCATCCTTCAAACAAATGGTACAGAATTATGCTGTGACACAGCTACGGAACTGGCGTTTTAGAGTTGACGCATACGATGGCAAACGACCTTTCAGAGACAGTGTACGTAAAAACCTCTCCCCCAATCGTCCTAAAAACCTAAAGCCGATACTTCCTCTGTATGCTACCAACAGTAACTACCGCTCTATCAGGATTAATGGGACAACTACAGAACTTGACATGGTTGTATCTGAACAATGGGTAACTTTCCACTTCAAAACACCCGAAAGGTTCCTTGAACCGGGTGCGCGTGTTATCGCCCCGAAGGTTTACATTGATGGTCGGGGTCGGGTTATTTTCGACTGGTACGTTGAACTACCGGTAGAACGCTCCCATTTTAGTAGCAAATACGTGGTAGGTGTGGATGTGGGTCTCAAAAACCACGCTACCGCCGTAGTACGAGACATTACCACTGGTGAAGTTGTTGAAACATCTTTCATGAACCGCCGCATCCGCTCCTTGGGGAACAAAATTCAGCGCACCAGGAACCAGCTCGCAGCCCTACACCGTGCAGGCCGGGTCAAAGAAACTGAACCGCACCGTAAAGCTCTCTCGAATCGGCGCAAAGAACTTGCTATTCTCATTGGTCAAGAAGTAGCAGACCTTGCGTGGAGGTATGATAATGCGATTGTCGCGGTCGAGGATCTCTCCCATATAGTTAACACCATGAAATATGGTCGGTGGGCGCACGGCATGATTGTAGATCGTATTACTGAGATGGTGGAGTCGAATGGTGGCCGTGTGATGTCTATTCCGGCTGCGTATACGTCGAAGAAATGCCACCGGTGCGGTACCATGTTAGACATGACCTGCTACAGTCACCCAGTATGTACCACGTGCCAGGTGGGTTGGGATCGTGACGAGAACGCCGCCGCGAACATTGCCGGTAAGCTAAAAGAAAAGGACCGGCACAAGAAAGCCTGCCAGACACGGAAAAGAACCGCGTCAAAGAAGCGTCTCCGCCGTTCTAAAGACACAACCCGCCCCCTGAAACACCCCTTACGGAAGACGGGACCTACCCCGAAAGCACCACAAAACCAGCCTAAACGGGGCACTACCCACTGTGTACACCATAAACACACGGTGATTAAGAAGCGTGAGGGAGGTGTTTTCCCTGTTTTGTGCGCGGCAGGCCAGCCACTACGTAAGAGTAGTGTAACCATTCCTGCCGTGGGACCTGGAAAGGTGTCAGACAAAAAGCCGCACGATTACCCCATCATGATAGCTCCAGAATATTTGGAGCTATAGGAGTAGTCACCTATGGTACCTCTTTCAATTTTTTCAGGGAATTCTGCCCAATGCCCGCACTTCTTAGCACTTGCTAAACTGGCGCGTATAATGTGTGTCAAGTAGCCTGAAAGGAAACCCCGCGGCGGCTGAAATAACACACTGCGAAAGACACTATCGCGTACTTTGTAATCATTTCAAACAATATGGTAAAAACTGTATTGTTATCATGTCGAACATAAGCCACGCACCCGGTGTTCAAACCTGATTAACACGATCACATATAACCCCAAAGAGTGCTTGCCCTAAATGACTCATAGCGGCCCAGTCCACAACCTCATACCCTGCCGCGTCCACCGTAACAGGGACCATGATACGTGTACGCAATAACCTCGTCATACTAGACTTATGGTGCCACGAGAACTTAGCGGCAGCTTGCCGTATCGCAGCACACAACACGAGCGCGTTCTCTTCCGTCAAATGTTGTGACCGTAGCTCTAGTAATGCTTCACCAGCGTAAAACGGTGCGGGCTGGTACGCTACTGCCTGACTGTCGGCACCCACCGTGATGGCGTTCCCAGGGTTCGGTGGTTTGCCCTGTTCACTGATGAACCGGTGAATACTGTTGTTTTTGATGACGTTAGTCACAT